AAAGTCATGCTGACGGCGCTTATCGTTTTCGGTGTCGTGCTGCAAGGCTGCAATACCATGGCGGGCATGGGCAAGGACGTATCCCAGGCCGGCAACGCCATCACCTCGGCCGCCGAGAAATAAGCCTCGGCGGCCAGTATCGACGGCCCCTGGCGGGGCCGTCTTTTTTTTGCCCGCGGCGTGCCGCGTTGACGCATGCGCGCGCGTCCGGGAACATTTCGCCCACCTCGGCATCCGCGAATAGCCGCCGCGCGGTGGCGCCTCCACACTACAGCCTCTTGTTCACGGAATAGGGGCTAGGCATGATCCGAAGCATTTCCCGTCAGCGCGGCCAGGGGATGACCGAGTACATGACATGCCCTGAAACCCGCGTATTTGCTGGGTCTTGCTGTCCAAGTCTTTAGACTGTCTAAAACCCGGTGTCCAAAACTGGACGTTCATCCAGCCTTTTTCCGAGGCCCGGAGACCAGCTTGGGAGACTTGTCACGCAGGTAGATTTGCGTGGTTCGGCGGTCGGTGTGGCCGAGCAGGCCTGTCGCGTCGCCGCCCTGGCGATCCACCTCTGTTCCCGCCATGGCCCGGAGGTCGTGCAGGGTGACGTCCCCCACGCCGGCCTTGGAGGCGGCCAGCTTGAACGAGCGCCAGACATTCGAGTGCGCGCGCAACTTGCCGCCGCGGCCGGCCAGCAGATAAGTCATGTTGACTACCGGACCCGTCTCCTGCTCCGCGCGCTTGACGGCGTCGCGCAGTTCCGGCGTCCATGCCACGACAAGCTGTTTCCCCGTCTTCTGCTGCCGGAAGTAGATGCCGTCATCTCTCAGGTGGGCGCGCTCGATGGCCAGCACGTCGCCGATACGCTGGCCCGTCAGGTAGCACAGATCGAGCACGCACTGGAGCCAGGGCGCACATTCCTTGTAGATGGCCAGGTATTCAGCCTCCGAAATCAGCCGATCCCGCGGGCGCTGCTTGAAGCGCTTGACGCTGACGGTCGGGTCCATTTCGACGATCTGTCGATCCAAGGCCCATCTGTAGACCAGGCGCAGGACCGTCAGCATGCGGTTGGCCACCATCTGCCGGTCTTTGAAGCCGTCCATCATCTGCACGATGTCGCCGTGGCGAACCTGCTCGGGGCGAAATTCGGCGAACACCTCTTTCAGCAGCCTCGCGCAGTACTGGTACTGTTTGCTGGTCGATTCCTTGACGTCCTCTAGGATCGACGGCATGGCCTTGTCGATGAGGTCAGGGACCCCGTCCTGCGGCGACCCCATGATGCGGGCGTACTCCAGCAGGGCGGACCTCAGATCGCCGCCCAGCCGCTGCCACTTACCCTGTTTGACCAGATAGTAGGCGCCGTGCTTGAGGTATACGCAGGGTGGGAGATCGCGGTTTTTCGTTCTTGGTCGCATAGCCTAGAGCAACCTCCATGGCCGAGCGGAGCACCACCGGGGTGCCATTCGGCCGAATCTTAAACGGGATGCCAAGTTCACGGAGGATTTGGACTTGGGAAGTCTTCCGGGTTTTCCCGGTGATCTCGGCAAGTTCATCAGGGGAGAGCGTCAGCATATCGCCTCCTAGAAAAGCCGCAGCCACTGCCAGGCGTCCTGCAGGCGGCACAGCAGCCGCACCAGGCACGCCGGCATCCAGCCGGGCACGGTGTTGCATATTTCGTCGATGACCAGGCCGTCGGCGCGCATGTCGGCGACCTGGGCCGGCGTGGCCTGGAAGGGCACATCCCAGCGAGCGTGTACGCGGATGCTGCAGCGGCGTTTCACCGGGGCACCTCGTTCCATTCGCGGCCGTCGAGCAACCGGCCGGCCGCTTTTTTACCGGCTCGATGCAGCATGGCCCATCCGTCTGCGCTGGTGGCGCCGGAAGGGTAGTCGGCCGCACTGAAACCGCCTTCTGCCACTCGTGCATCGGACGCGATCGCCGCAGCCCTGAAGCCCCCAGCGCCGAAATCGGCCGAGCCCGGGGCCCGTTCGCCCCATTGCTTCAACAGGAACGGCACGCCGGCGGCCGAGCACTGATCGCGCAGGCCGCGGGCCCAGTCGGGATGCATCGGCCGTGCGCGGGGGGGGGCGCTCTCGCCGCCGACGATGACCCAGTCCAGCGGCGGGATGTCCGGCAGCGGATCGCCATCGTCGGTTTCGCATCCGGTCGTGCCCTTGAGCGGATAGACCTGCATGGTAGTTCAGATCGATGCAGGCCAAGTCGACCCGCCCCAGCAGCGGCTCCATGCTCAGGAACCGCTTTACCGCCGGAACGGCCAGCAGCTTAGGGATGTCCCGGTCCGCCTCCTGATTGACGACGGCGGCGCCGATCCAGACGTTCGACCACGGCCACGGCGTGTTGATGCCGCGTCCGGCGAGTTCCAGTGCGCGTGCGATCATCCGTTCAGCGTGGCCGATTCGCTTGGTGAACAGCAGCCAGTGGAGGCGCGGCGTCTTCCAGATCAGGTCTATCAGGTCCGCACGCCAAGCATCAGGCGTGGCGTTATCGAACACGTCAGCGAGCGATGCGCGGAACACGCGCTGGCGCCAGCCGTACTGAGCGAAAAATTGCTCGTGCGCGTGATTCCAGGCCAGCGGCTTCCGCCAGTTCGCGGCGCTCGTGCGGCGTCGCGGCGTGCCGGGTCCCCAATTCACGGCTTGGCCGCTGTTGTACCGCGCATTGCGGGTTTCGGCATAGCAGTGGTCGCAGCCCGGGCCGACCTTCTGGCAGCCTTCGCACGGATTGAAGGTGTGGTCGGTCCACTCGATCTTGCTGAGCTCACCCATTGCATCCTCCCATTTGTGTAGGAACACCACCTGCGCGTGAATCCCGGGCGATAGGCAATCCAGCTCGCTTCCGTTGCGTTAAAGTACGATTCGAGTTAACCGCGGATGGCGAGGAACTATGGACGTGCCGAGTTTTCTGCTCGAGATTTACAAAAATAACGTCGCGCTGGTAGAGGCCATTGCCTGGCCGATCGTCGCCTTCTCTGTGATATGGATGTTTCGTCGGCAAATCGCTGTAAAGATCGCCGATATGGCGTCGTATGAGGGCATAGGCGGAAAAGTCGGTTTCCATAAAGCGATGGATGTCGCCGGGAAATCCGACTCGGGCGTAATAGTGCTGGGTGACGACAAGCCGGCGGCTACAGGTCTCGACAAGGAGCCAAACCCGCAATCGTCGGCAGATCAGCAAAAGAGGCTGTCGGATACCAAGATGGCAGTTCAAGATCTCGTGTCGGATTTCATTCACAGCGGAGCCCCTGCCGGAAGCGGCACGATGGGCTCTTTGATCATTTCTGAGATATTCAGTGGGGTTGCCGCAGAGTTGAGGCGGGTTGCCGGCACCAAAGGTTATACACCGACGAACCGCAAGCGGCTGGTGGGCAGCATGCTTGACGACCTGATGGAAGCGAGAGCTATTAACCCAGACCTCGCAACTGAGGTCCGCAAATTGTTGGAGTTGCGAAATATTGCCTGGAGCCAGCCAAAGACCATTACCCTCAAGGACGCCGAGCGCTACATTAAGTGGGCTGATGAGGTAAAAAACAAACTCAAAGCGTTGCCGGTCGTGCAGTGGGATTGACGGCATATTCATTCAGTCCCTGTATTTTGTATTAACCATAGGGGCATCGTCGAGGTGCTGGGCGGCATGCTTGGCAGCAGTGGCATGCAGCGCCTTGCGCGAGCTCTCTGCTACGCAGTAAAGCTGTAGCAGTTCGTCAACCACGGCCGTGTCGCCTGCATACCGGCGCAGGCCAAACTCCGTCATGTGCTCTTGGAGTTGTCGTAGCATCTCGGCCAATGCAGGCTCTATTTCGCCGACCGTCAGTGCGTTGGACGCCTGCAGGAGCATGCCCGTGTAGTCCACGCGCATGCCGTTGTGTTCGCCTGCCAGCAGTGGCGCAGTCCGTGTGCTAAGCTGAGGCGCAGCCAATTCACCCACCCATCCACCGCTTCACATCGCCCAGCAGGCGTTCGGCGCGCTTCGGGTTGCGGGCCATGCATTCCAGCGCTTTGGCGATGGCGGTGTCGATTTTCTCTTTCAGGGCCGTGATCATTGGCGCTCTCCTTCGGTGGGGCATTCCGCTGCGGGCTGGGCCGCTTGGGCGCGCTTGCGGTCGCGTTCGGCCTGGCGCGCACGGGCTGCCTGGACTGCCCCATGGGCGTTGAGCAGATCGAGCAGCAGGCCAGTCTCGACGGCGATAGTCTCCGGTGCGCTACGCCCTTCCTGGCGGTCCATGAGGGCGGCCCTCTGGCTGTCCGACAGCCCGCCGATAAATGCGTCCACCCCCGACACCAGGGGGGAAATGACCTTCTTGGGAAGGGCGCGGCCGTGGACGGCGCTCGCCGTGACCTTGGCTTTACCTGACGCCTTGGCCTGGTCGACCTTGCCCTCCAGGAACTGGCCGGCCTTCGCGCCCAACTTCCGCACGGCTTCGATAGCCACATCAGCTGCGACTTTGCCCGCGCGCACCAGTTCTTGAACGTCCGGCTCCGCATCCGCCAGTACCAGGTAGTTTTCGACGTGAGTGCGGCTGCAATGAGCAATGGCCGCGATCTCGTCGCTGGACAGGCCCATTCCCCGGAACCGCTTGAATCCGCGCGCGGCCTCCATCGGGCGCAGCTGGGCGTTCTTGTTGCTGGTGTATATACGGGCCTGCCGATCCAACTCGTTCCCGCTGAAGCCCACCACCGACACCCATTCGATGGGGGCGCCTCGGCCGATGGCGCGGCCGATGGCATCCCAGCGCCGGTGGCCGTCCACGATCTCCACGCCGGAACCGTCCGGCAACGCAACCACTTCGAGGGCTGGCAGCGTGCCGCCCGCCAGGACGTAGGCGGTCAGCTCTTCAATCCCGGCCTCGTACTCGTCATCAAGGTCGCGGAGATTGAAACCCGCTTTTATGCGAATGTCCTGGTAGCGGACCTTCATCGCATCGGCGCGCTTGATAGTTCCGTCCTTGATCATGGTCTTGAACGATGCGGGGGCGGTAACTTGGTCTGTCATGCTGTGGCCTCGGCAGGTGAGCTGGTGGAGGGTGTGGTGCGAAGGTACTTGCCGGCGATGGCCTTCGGGGCAGCGGCCAGCAACCACGCCGGAGATTCGGTGCGGGGCTTGTCGGGCCCTCGGACCGGCATGATGACGCCCAGGAAGTTCTCGTCGGGCTGGCACGGAAACACCAGCGCTGCGTCCAAGCCGTTCTGTGCGACTTCGACAGTCGGTCCTCGAACATTGCGAAGGCCGTAGAAATCGCAGGCCGCCGCGTGGAAGTCGGAGACGTATTTAGGGTTTAGGCTGGTCGCCTCCATCGATACGGACTTCGGGATCACCTTTCGCCAATCGGGATAGTTGGCTGCAATGGGGTAGAAGGTCATATCGATGCCCCACTTCATGAGCGGAACTTGCCATTTCCCGTTCTGCACCTGCGTGAGCAGCAGTTGGCGAAGGCTTGCCAGCGAGCCGTCGACAATGCACCGGGCTGCATCAGCCGGGATGATGAGACTGATGGTCTCCTTCAGGTCGTTCTCCACAGCCGAACGGAGCACGATCAGGCGGTGCCCATCGGTGGCGACCACCAGCGTTTGTTTCTTGGTGGCTTCCACATACACCCCGTTGAGGTAGTAGCGGATATCGTTTTTCGCCCTGATGCGGCTAGCGGCCTTGACCGCCATGTGGTCGATAAAGATCGTGGGGGATGTCATGCTGACACTCCGGTGGAGGTGGGGTACGATCGCGCCAAATCTCTACCCCAGGGGAGGTCAAGATGTGGCATATGATTTGTGGAGCGCTATTGGCGGCGATAGGTTTTGCCGTCGGGGTGACGCTTTCTACGAGTGTTGACGCCTCCGCGGAGGCCAGATGGTGGGAGCTCCTCACTGCGGTCGGTACTTTCGGGGCGGTCGTCGTGGCCCTGGTCTTCGGACTGATCCCCCTATATCAGCAAGCGCGGAGAGACCGCTACAGGGCTCAGGTTGTGCGCTGGCTTGTGCTGCCGTGGCTCGGTCGCGTGCTCACTGGATGCCGCGAAGTTGAAATGGCCATGGGCGATTTGTTGCGCGTTGCTGTCGGGGAGAGGGCGGACGGCGCGACTCTCCATGCGTTGAACACCGCACTTCCAATGATTGATGCCAGGCGCTTGATTCAGCATTCTGGAGAGCTTTACGTGCTGAACGCTGAGGCGCAGGAGGTGGCGGAGGCGATATCGGACTCCGATCGACTGCATGATCTACTGAGCAGAATGGAACTTTCTCGTCCATTGTCGCCAGAGCGAGCGGTATTTAGTTCAACGAGCCGGCAAGCGAAGGAGCTGGCCGAGAAGGTCGAACGGATCATCCGTAGGCACGCTCCGGCTTGAACGCAGAGGGGCCGCTCCTCGCTTTGCGGTAGGTGTCAGCTTGAGCCGTATCAATTGCGCCACGCTTTCCACCCCATGACGGGAAGGTTAGTCGCCTTGCTGATCACGCGGGCGCCGTGCCGGTCGCGCTTCTCGCAGCGGACCATGACCTCGCAGCGCCGGGCCTTAGCCGTCCGCCGCGCCAGGTCGATCCACTCTCGCGCGAACTGTGGGGCATCAAACGGCGGGCTCACTTGCTGGACTCGGTCACCTTCCAGAATCTCCATAGTGCGGGATTCGATCCAAGTTCGAGAATCCTCTGGTGTCAGGGAGTCGCGCTGTTCCTTCGTCAACTTGGCCCAATGGGTATCGAATTGCCGCTCGGCCAAGCGTCGAGCAACAGTTTCGGTCATGCCGAACACGCAGAACGCGGACATGTCGCTTCTCCTGGACAGGCCCCGATGTGGGGCTCAATTGGGTTCGAGGTGAAGAGGGGAGTTAGTTGGGGCGCTCGCCGCCGAGTGCGTCGACCAGATCGGCCAGCAGCTTGGCGACTTCGCCAGTCATCAAGGCCATGTCGGAGTCGAACTTCTCGTCGTCGTTCTGCATGACCGTGTCGTTGCCTTCTTTCAGCACGTCCAGCGGTGCCACTCGCTTGATGTCGAGCGACTCGGTCAGTACGAACGAGACACGATCGGCCCAGGTCATGGCCAGGCGGGTGCATTGCTTGCCCGCTTGGATATGGCGCCGGGCATCCTCCGCGCCGATGGATTGCCGCAGATAGCGAACCGCTGCGCGGCTGGTCCCTGACCCGCGCAGCTCCGAATCCTGATCGATGGAGAAGTTCGGGGGCGCCTCGTCGTCGAGCAGCCAGCCGGTCATTGCCGCCGCCGGCGACTGCGCGACGTACAGGTTTTCCAGAGGCAGCGGGTCGACGGTCTTGGCCAACAATCCGATGGCCTCGTCTGCCTTGGCATCCGACGATGTATCGACGACCAGCCATCGGTGCTTCGGGTCGATCCAGATCCGGGTGTCGCGGTATACCGTCAGCGCCTTGGGCAGTAGTTCGTCGACGACGCGCTCCTTGATTTCCTTCATCTGCTTGCGGCCGGGCTTGAAACCCTGTTGCTCCTCGATATCTGCGGCACGTGCGCGGGCCACCTGGTTGACGACGGTCGCGGGCAGCAGCTTGCGGGCAGTCCGGAACGCCAGGAGGAGCTGGTCGCCGATCGAATGCACCAGGGCGCCGCCGTCTCGAGGCGGGATCCAGCCAATGCTTTGCATTTCGAGCGCGTTGCCGGGTTGAAATGCTGCCCGCGTCAGGGCGTCAGTCAGCGCATCGGCCGTCATGCTCCAGTCCGCCGAGACGCGGTAGATCTTCAGATTCTTGAACCACATAGGTAGTTCTCCAGGCTAAGGGTGGCCCTGAGGGGCTCAGAAGGGGATGTCCGGGTCGTGCGCGTCGTCTGTGGCTGGGGTGCGGCGCCGCCGATCGTCGGAGCCGTCTGGCGCGTCAGCTGCGTGCCCGCCATCGCTGGAGGAGGCCCCGCCAAGCATTTGCATCTGGTCGGCAATGACCTCGGTCGTGGAACGGTCAGCCCCTGTGTGCTTGTCCTGCCATTTCCGGGTCTTGAGCCGGCCCTCGATGTAAACGGGGCGGCCCTTTTTGAGGTACTCGCCGGCGATTTCGGCCAGGCGGTGGTACATGACCACGCGATGCCACTCGGTTTCTTCGCGGCGCTCGCCGGTGGTCCTGTCCTTCCACTGCGAGGTGGTGGCGATGGAGACGTTGCAGATCGCCGCGCCGTCGGGGCTGTAGCGCACTTCGGGGTCGCGCCCTAGGTTGCCGACGAGAATTACTTTGTTGACGCTGGGCATGTCGGCGGACTCCTGTGGCCTATTTGGCGGCCAGTTGATCGAGATAGGGGTATTGCGGGACTTCCGTCGTCAGCGTCGTGCCGTCCGGATTGGTCCAAACGCACAGATAGGCGTAGGTGAACGGGTCCTGCAGCAGCCGGCCGGACTTGCCGCAGCTGCGCGACACCAGCGTGGCGCGATTTCGGTCGTCGGCGGCGAGCAGCTTCTGGTCGCGAAGATGCACGGCATTGCCAGCAGCGAATAGAGCGCCGCTGACGGCGACGACCAGCGCGGCGACCGCCAGAATGTTGGCTTTGTTCATGATTGACTCGGCTCGGGGGAGCGCGGGGAGCGCCGCGCTGGGGAAGGGATACGGCTTTGACCATGTCCGGCATGGGCCTGTGCGCCGTTCAGGCTGGCGGCGGGCTTCAGGGCGTGATGATTTGCCCGCGGAACTTGGCAAGGGACAGGCTGCGGGGCTTTTTGCCGTCGGTGAAATGGACGGTGTAGCCCAGCCCCTTGCGCTTGACCTCGGTCACGGTAACGTTGGTCGGCGGTTTGCCCTTGGGCCCTTTCAGGGCATAGGTTCCGCCTGCTTGGATCGATGCCATTGCTTTCCTCGTGGTGGGATGGCGCCGGCCGGGCGCCGCGGTGTGCCAGCTAGCCGCCGAACATGTCGGTCAGGTTCGCCAGCAGGTCGAAAAGTTCGTCCAGAAACCTGTTCAGGGCGTCTGCCATCGGTGCTCTCCTGGGGGGGCGGGAACGGGGGAGTTGGTGCCGCGCGCTCTACCAACCATTGCAGGCGCATCGGTGCAGCCCGGGGAGGCCGGCGCGGAACGCAGTCAGGCTTTCGTCTTCACCATCAAGAAAAAGAACGAACCAGACAGCGGCAGCACCCTGTGTCCGTCCGTTCACAATGCATGGATGCCCTGTTCTGCTTTTTTCACGGGACGCGCTCTTTCTTGATGGTGCCGGTTACGATTCCGGCGACAGTTGGCTTCTGCCCGCGCCTTGGCCTCGTCCGCAGCTTGCCAAGCCAGCTACAAAGGCGCGCAGGCATCGTGTTTATCTCTCGTTTGCCAGCGAGTCGCAGGGCCTTCGGGTTTGTTGCCGAAGGCGAGGCTGCATTGGATGATGGTCCCGGCTACCAATCGCCGGGAGCCGCGCTATGGCGGCGGGAGGATGGTCAGCCCCTAGCCACCTATGAGCCCAGCCTGTGACTTCCGTCGGGGCCTACGGGCTCATCGCCGTCCGCCTCCGCCATCATCTAAGCGGGCAGGGCTTGAATCGGCTGACGCGTCTTTATTGGCGGCTCGGGTGGCGCGTCTGGCGCAATATCGAGGGGCTCGACCCCCGCAGTGTCTGCTTTGCCGCGCGTCCTTCCTCGCCGCAGCTTCGATGATGGTTCTAGCCTTCCCCTCCGGTAGAGCGCCAATTCCTGGCGGGCGTTAGCGGAATGAATCCGGCCGGTAACGCACCGGGAGGTGAGTGTTATTTCGATTAAGGCACCGGTTGAATGCGATCTGACCAATGGTCTCCAGGTCCGCGCTGATCGATCGATCGTCGTCATAGCGGCGCCGCAGCCACAGCTCACCCAGCGTAGCCCGCATTTCTGCGTTATCGATGCGCGGATAGGCTGGCAACATGCGCTCAATCGCGGCCTCGACCGTGACGCCCTGGTTGCGCAGCCTTGCCATGCCTACGTAATAGCCCGCGTCGCTGGCACACATTTCAATCAGCGATTGAATGTGGAGCGTTGCTGGATAGTCCTTGGCGTCGACACTGGGGAATTTGGTGGCCGAGAGAGCGAGCGCGGGAGTCACCAGGAGGCCGATCCACAAGGCGTTTGCGTGTTTCATTATGAGATCACTCGTATAGGGGTAAGTCGGGATATCGGCAAAATGTAACAGCTCGATACATTCCCGGCAACCGCTCGCGCCGAAGAGGTAGCCCCAACTCCAGCCCACCGCTAAGCCACGGTTTCGCGCCCGCGGAAGCGCCGCATCACAGAGGTGGCCCCGGCTGCGCCTTAGCTGACTCGGCGCAGAATCCCGTGTTTGCGGCAGTAGGTTGCCAGCCCAGCGGGAAGAACCTTGCTCTGCCCACCTCCTGCTTGTTAGAGCGTGCAGGGATTCTCGAGTGGCAGCTCGGCCGGCGGCTGCGACTCATCCAGCGCGGCCATCGCTAGCTTGCGCAGCTTCGCGTCCTGACTGGTGCGCAAAACCTCGCGCAGAACGTCGCGCATCATCGGTGCCGCGGCGAAAAGATAGGCCGTGCCGATGCTGTCTCTGCTGTCGGCGGTCGGCTCGAATGCGCTGGGGTCTTCGTTCCAGGTGGCCGCCTCGCCGCTATTGCGGTGCGCTTCCGTCTCAGCGAATGCTGAGTTGCAGCGCGCGAGTTCGCGATTCCATTCTTCGTGGGTGTCGGGGTCATAGCAGACCTCGTAAATCACCGGCCACGCGCCGCTGCAGGTGCTTTCGATGCCGACCTTATAGGCTTGGGATTCCATGATTATTTCCTCGGAGCCACCCCGCACGCGGGGCATGAACTGGGGCTGTTAGGCGTTGCGCGCCTTATCGGACAATTCCAGATAGCGCATGATTTCGCGCCGTGTTGCGATGCCCATTGCCCACTTCCCGCTCAGGCGGGCGAACTCTTTCCATTCTTTCTGGCTCATGGTCATTCCCTCAGTACTGCCCCGGCGAACCGGGGCGGGGCTGCTATCAGTTTCAGAATCGCTGCCTTGCTGCTCGCTCCACTTCCGCCTTGCGTTCTTTGGCAGCTAGTTGCCCCGCATGCTCAAGTCGCATAAACGCCGCCATGATCAGTCTGGCGGTGGGATAGGTCCCCAGGGACTCATCCATCTTGACCCGCTCGATCTGATCCTGGCGCAAACTTTGCAATGGGCCGATGTCGATGATCTTGCTCATGCGGCAACCTTCAATGCATCGCCAAGATTTGCGAACATCCCCAGCCCATGGTTGCGTCCGCCGCACTCGCATTCGCACTCGCCCCGCCCTGTGCATTTGGCATTCAGGCAACGGGCGCTGCACCGATGGTTTGATGGGTTTGCCTTGCGGAACACTCTGCGGGTCATCGGCAGAACTTCGCCGTCTGGACCGCGACCAATCCACATTTGAAAGCCGTCGTACTTCAACCCACGCAAGCCCGGCCAGCGGGCGCCGAACTCGGTGTTTGGCATGCAATCCAGAGAGCGCAGCACCACCGGCTCGCCGCTGATGTCGCTGTAGTAGGTGACGTTTGCCATTTCGTTCTCCTTGTCCATACGAAGCGCAGCACTCAATGAATGACGCTTCGGATGAATCCGGGGCATGCGCGCCTGGCCACTCCCGGCTTAGCCGGCTCCAGGTCACGCAATGCCCGATCAATCCCCATGCGTTCTATAGCGACGCTCCGGAAGCCAGGCGCGCGGGGAAGGGCACTCGATCTTTCGTCAGGGGCGGTGCATGCGCCCTGGGCCTAGCCGCTCCGAAGAGCCATTGGCCTGTTCTATCGCTTGGCTGGTTTTTAAAGAGCGTTGTTCGCCTTCCCCTATCCGACTTCGTGGCGGTACGTCTCCCGCTTGAGGCGATGCCCTGACTGCTGGCTGCGGGTCCGAGGGGTTGTTGCTGGCACTGCAAACAAGCAGTGCATGGAGAAATATTAGTCGGACTGTTTGTCTGTGTCAACAGTCGTACTAATAATTTTGGGGGAACCGGTTGCGCCATCACGCCCGCCCGCGCTATCGTTCCCTTGCAGGAGGCATAAAGTTGTTACATACGGAGTTGGTTGTGGCGCCGCTGGAGCACGTGGACAGTGACGCCCTTGCGGACGCCGAGCGAAGCGGGCGGGTGCAGTTAGGACTTGAGCCTGGTCTCGGTCAGGCTGCGCTTTACGTCAACGTGGGCGCGCATGGCCGGCGCCGAGTTGGCCTGATACGCTCTCGTGAGGTGCTCGCACACCTGCAGCAGGGCAAACAAGGTTTTGCCAGACTGGATCAGCGGGTGCGTGGGCCGCTGATGATCGAATGTACCCTCGTCCAAACGAAAGCGGCCCGTTGATGGGCCGCTGGATGGTCAATGCAAAGGATGTTGCGCGATCTGCTCCGTGAGCCGATCAAGCAGGGGTGATTCGTTCCCTTCCTCGTACACTTCAACCCGGTGCGGGATGTTCTTGAGTACGCCGAGCGCTTTCTCAAATGCCTCATCTAGTGCCGAGCGCTGGGGGCGGCTCACAATAAAATAGACCGCAAAGTCTTCCTCGGCGTCTCGAATTCCAACGATCTCGCCGGCGCACTTGTGCACCTTGGCGCGTAACTGCTCGGCTTTGGCCAGATCCAGCGAAATGGGCTCGATGCAATGCCAAACCCCGTTTTTCCAGGCAAAAGGGAAGCTGACCTCATCGCTCTTACCTTCGATTTTCTTCTCATCAAAGAATTCGAGCATGTTTCTGTCGGCGAGCTTGAGCTTGAAGGAGCGCCATGCGTCGGTGTCGCTCTTGCCAGCGTGTTGCTGCTTGCGATCATATTTCGCGCAGTATCGGTCGTACAGGCGCTCGACAGTTCGCTCAATATCACTCGATAGGCCGGACTTCGGTTCACTCCATTGCAGAGCACTATCGTCACGTGGGAACACTTCGCGCAGTGCGTCCTCCAGTGAACCATAACGTGCTTTCAGGTTCAGACCGGTAGATTCATCCGCCACAGCCTTCGTGCGAGCCTGGATGTATTTGAGCATCGTACGGAAATTCGCCGCGCGGTCGTCGTCGAGGAGGTCGCCAAATCGGCCAAGGCTGGGCCGAAGCTTGAATCGGACAGCGCGCTCCATAGCGGAATGTACCGCTACACCGACGCACACGAATTCCCCGGAGGTGATGTCGTGATAGTAGCGGAGTAGTGAATAGGTGTATGGCGAGCGAGTCATTGAAGTACCCCTAAAGAACCGCGGACCACTTCGTCAATGTTGGCTTGGACGTCGCAAAGATAGCCGACAAGTCTTTCTCTAAACGTTGCTGGCTGTTGCCATTCTATGGGAATAGCGTCGAAATACTGGTCAAAACGCGAATGCGGTAGGGTTTTCCATGCGTCCACGAATCGATTCAGATTCTCAGGGCACTGGGTCAGATTTGGCTTCGCAAAAATGTGAACGTCGGCTGATGCGTAACCCTCGAAGCCGCCCTCGACCCAGGGTTCGCGCCAGAACAAAACTTGATCCGAGGCAAAGCTAAGTTCGTGATCAATGATGGCGATCTGTTGGCCTGAGAATAAGCAGTTCGGATTGCCCGGCCGCCTGTCGCTGTTGATGATGATCCCGTCGAATGTGAATATTTCGGCAGCTTGCTGCGACAATTCCGGTGGCACAGGCTGTCCTTTGGCCCACACGGCGAAGCCCGCCGGAAGATGGACAGTCCCAAAGGCGAAGCGGCAGCTCGCCTTCATCTGTTCATACACCTCAGGCCATGGCCGCAATACCTCGACGAACTCCGGTGTCAGTTCCACGATAAATGGCTCGGGAACCGGCAGACCTAAGTCTGCAGCCAACATGGCCGCAATGGCTTCGATCGCTAGGTTTTTTTCGCGTTCCATGGTGCCGGCAGAGCATTTTGCGACCACCTCTACGATCTCGCCGTTTTCACGTTCGCATTCCAGTCGGCTGGGGCGCGTGCGGCCGGTTCCCACTGATCCCTGGAATCCGACTGCTGTAATTTTATCTAACATTTTGCAGCAGTTTCGCAAAAGACTGGCAAACGATACCAGAAAACAGAAGTTACATGTTGTTTTCTCTGGTTGGCGATCAGAGATCGCGATGCATATGGACAACCCGCCCCAAGATGTACGTTCCATCGGTGCATTCAGTCGGCGGGTAGGACTTTTGGTCCGGGTTATCGGAATAGAGCCACCAGCGCCGGAGGTCGTACTTAAGACGTTTGACCGTGAATTCGCCTTCGTGGTTTACAGCACACACCGCTTCCTTGGCGCGCTTCGTGTCTGCAGTGTTCACGATGATCACATCGGAGGGCAGGATCGTGGGCGCCATGCTTGAGCCAGACACTCGGGTGGCGTAGAGCTTGGTGGGATTCAGGTGCTTTTTATCCGCCCACGATTTCGGGAAGAACAGCGGTGTACCTTCGCCATTGTCGAGGAAGTCCACCGCGAAGCCGGCGATTCCGGCGCTGATCTTGAAAATCACCTTGCGGACCCTGATGGTGTCAGGGCTGGTGTCGAGGTCGATTTCCTCTCTTGTCACCGCCGCGATCTTTTTGATTTCCTTGGCCAGGTCGGGGCTAATCTCGGCAGGCTGGCGGCCGAACAACTCAGCAAACTTGATGAGCGCGCGGACATTCAGCGGGATGTTTCCGCGGACGTACTGGCTCACAGCGCTTTGCGTGGAGAAGCCCAGCAGGCTTGCGGCGACTTCTTGAGACGCGGGCAGACCCTGACTTTTCCGGCTGGACTTCCATTCTTCATAGAAGGCATTCAGTCGGGCGGCGTCAGCTTTCTGAGCGGGGCTTAGCGGTTGGGCAGGCATGGCGCAACGATATGAGGACGGCTAATAATGCGCAATTAGTCCGACTGTTGACCGATTAAAACAGTCCGACTAATATTTCGGCATGAACAACATCCGCGCTATCCGATTGCACCTCGGCCTGACCCAGGCGGCTCTCGCCGCCGGCATGGGCGTGACCCAGGGAAACGTGTCGCTCTACGAGCATGGTCAACCTCCGTCGCTCGACGCAGCGCGGCGCCTGATCGAGTTCGCTGCGGAGCGAGGGCTGCGGCTGACGTTCGATCACATCTTCGGGCCGGACGGGGGCGTTTCCCTGCCGGCGGTTTCGATGCAGAGAGGAGCCGCCCATGCAGGTTGAGCGATTTATTGCTGATCGGCTCTGGGTCGTTCTTGAAGATGGCACCGAGGTCGAGCTGTTCTCCGTGGCCAGCATTTGCGATTTTTTCGGCGATTTTTTCGGCCTGCCTACGCCGCACGTCCCAGGCGACACGACGACGCCCCCGGCACCCGATGCCATCCAAATCGGCCCGACCGATATCTCCTGAATTGGATTTTCCATACCTCGCATCCTATCGACGGCGGGGTATGGCCGAAACCCTGAAACATTCCGCAATCCAAGGTGCCCCATGACCTGCCGATACAACCAGATTGACCCGCACGACGCCCTTTACATTGGGGTCATGCGCACGCCTGGGGGCGTTGAAGACCTGGCCGCCTTTCTGTCCAATCGCCGCGGCGTGTCCATCCACCCCGAAACCCTGCGCCAAAAGATGCGGCAAGTGAAGGGGCAATCCATGTCGTTGCCCCTGTTCCGGCTGGCAACCGAATGGATGCTGGAGAAGGAGGGGGGCGCGGAATACGCCCATGACTGGCTGATTGCCCTGTGCGTCAGCCTGGGCGTCTCCGCCAACATCCTGCCGCCGGCGCCACACCACCCCAACGAAGTCGACGCGGTCCGCACCAAGGTCATGGAGCTGTCCAGCCTGAACGGCACGCTGTCGGCCGTCGCGGTCGAGGCCACGGCCGACAACGACATTTCGGAGCGCGACGCCTCCGACATCTTCGCCGAGTGTCAGAAGATCATCGAAAAGGCTCAGCGCCTGCAGCGCAATGTGATGCGCGCGGCGGGGCAGGGCGAGGCGGCATGAGCGGTATGACGAGCGGCCTTGCGCGCCTGGCGGGCATTCTGTGCGGCCGTGCGGATTTTCAGCGGTGGGTCATGGCCCAACCGGCCGCGACCGCGCTGCTGGACCGCGCGCCTGTGCTGTCCCGGGAAGGGCTGGCCGCCCAATTCGTCCGCCAGCAGTGCGGGGTATCGAGCCGGGCCCAACTGGACCAGAGCGACAAGGCTGCCGCGCTGTTCCACCTGCGCGTGCGCCGGCCGTTCCTGTCGTGGCTGGAGGGGCAGCACCGATGAAAGGCACAACCCCCACGGCCGAGCAGAAGCGATTCCATGACGATCTGTGCCAGTTCGTCGGGTGCGCGGCGTGCCGGGTGCATGGCGTGTTCACCAACTGGGTGAGCGTGCATCACATCGATGGCCGTACGAAGCCCTGGGCGCACTGGTTGGTGCTGCCGCTGTGCGCCGGCCACCACCAGGACGGAACAGGCGCACCGGGCTTGATCGCTGTCCACCCCTGGAAAGCCCGATTCGAGCAGCGGTACGGCACGCAGCTCGACCTGTTGCGCCACTGCATCCGGTTCCTGCTGGCGTGCGGCCGGGCCGTGCCGCCGGAAGCCATGCGCGCGTGCAGCTATCCCATCCCGGGGGCAGCTGCATGTTGACGATCATGGGCTACCGGATATCCGAGCGCGCGCTGCGGGCCGGGCGCGATGCCATCGCCGAGCAGACACGCTCATTCCCGGCGACGCCGATCGGGCGGGCGATGGCTCCCCACATCCGCCAATCGAAGGACGCATGGCCTGGCATGACCATCAAGCAGGCGGCCGAGGCGGCCGCTGAAGACCTGTTATGGCGAGAAGCCAAGGCCGGCCGGATCGAGCCGACCGGAACCTGGCTTAACCGTCAGTACTGGCGCCGCGTGAAGGCGCCGCCCACCGAGAGGAATCACGGATGAACGAACTCTATATCGGAGCAAATGCAATCCGCCAGGACGCGGAAGGGCGGTTCAGCCTGAATGACCTGCACCGCGCCGCCGGCGGCGAGCCCCGGCACCAGCCGGCCAACTGGCTGCGGCTCCAACATACCCAGGAACTGGTCGCCGAGCTGCAGGCCGGCGAGATTCCTCAGATCCGAGGAATCGATTCAAAACAAGGACTTGGCACGTTCGTCGTCCGCGAGCTGGTCTACGCCTACGCCATGTGGATCAGCCCGGGCTTCCAGCTGCGGGTGATCCGCGCCTTCGATGTCATGAACACGGGGGCGGTGAGCGTCCCGAAGACCTTCGCCTCTGCCCTGCGCCTGGCCGCTGAACAGCAGGAGGAAATCGAACGACAGCGGCGGCAGCTGGCGGACCAGCAGCCGAAGGTCGAATTCGCGGAGGCCGTGCGCGCCACCGTGGACGCGATCAGTGTGGGCGCCATGGCCAAGCTGTTAGGAACGGGCCAGAACCGCCTGTTCAGCCGCCTGCGCGCCGACGGGATCCTGCTGGAGGACAACAAGCCGTACCAGGCATACATCGACCGCGGCTATTTCCGCCTGATCGAGATGCCCTGGCGTGACGGAGAGGGCCAGGTCCACGTTTCATTCAAGACATTGGTTACGGGCAAGGGCCAGGTGTGGCTGCAGCGCCGCTATGGCCAGGCCGGCACCGCGCTGGCGAGCTACACACCGACGGCCGCCCCCGCCTACGCATAGGATTTTCATGAGCACCATCGTTATGTCGGCCTGCTGGCCGTTGCAGACAAAGACACCGGCGCAAAAGGCCGTGCTGATGAGCTTGGCGGACAACGCCAACGATGAAGGCGTTTGCTGGCCCTCTGTGGCGCGCATGGTCGAGCGCACCTGCCTGTCGGAGCGTGCCGTTCAGGACGCCATCAAGTGGCTGATCAAGCATGGTGCCATTTCTGCGAGCGGGCGTACCGGACGGTCGACCATGTACACCGTCACCCCCGCGACATTTGCACCCCCGCAGGAAATGCACCCCACCCCCGCAGCATCTGCACCCCCACCCCCGCAGCATCTGCACCCCACCCCCGCAGCATCTGCACCCAGAACCGTAATAGAACCCAAAGAAGAACCAACAAGGAACCGTCAGGGGGGCGCTGGCGCGCCTGGTGTGTCCGAAACCCAGTCGAAAGCCAAACCCAACCCCGGAACCGCAGAGCAGGGGACGGGCAAGCTGCCGGCAGCCCTGGGGGTGCGTGAACTGGTTGCCGAGGGTGTGGAACGCCAGCATGCCCAGGACTGGCTGAAGGTCCGCAAGGAAAAGCGGCAGCCGCTGACCGCCACGGCGTGGGAGCTGGTGAAGGGCGAGGCCGCGAAAGCCGGGATACCGGCAGGCGAGGCCGTGCGCATTTCGGCGGAAAACTCCTGGGCAGGCTTTCGGGCGTCCTGGATGGACAAGGCCAAGGACGGCCACGGGGGCGCCGAGGGGGCGGATGGCGACGACCTGGGCTGGTTGCGCACCTGGTCGGGCATTGTGGCCCAGGGCGAGCGCCTGAAGCTGCGCCAGGCCGAGGGGGAGGCAGCGCCGGCGTTCAAGCTGCGCGTGGTGGCCGCTTCCGGGCTGACGGACGAGCAGAAAGCGCGGGCCCGCGCCGATTTCGGGCTGTGCCTGTGACCTACCAGGGCGAACACGACATGATCGAGATTCAATTGCCATGGCCCCCGAAGGAGCTCAGCCCGAACTTCCGCGGGCACTGGGTGCCCATCTTTCGCGCGAAGAAGAGCTACCGCGCCGCGGCGCGCGTGCTGGCCCGCAAAGCATTGCGCCACGTCGAGGGGTTCAACAGGTTTCACGGCGCCATCCAGCTGGCCTACACGTTCCATCCGCCGGCCGCCTTGCGCTACGACCGCGACAACCTGGCGGCGCGTATGAAGTCCGGTACGGATGGCATCGCCGATGCCCTGGGTATGGATGATCAGGGATTTCACTTTGCCCCGCCCGTGCTGGCGGAGAAGGTGAAGGGCGGCATGGTCCGGGTGACGATTGTGCAGCTGGGAGACATCGCATGACCATCGTGCAAAAACCGCGCGCGCGCTTCGAGAATGGCGTCTGGCTGGTCTGGTGCAGCAGGGTCGGCCCGAGCCCGCGGCGCACCCTTGACGAGGCGTACCGCGCCTGGGCGGAGCGGCGCGGGCTGCCCGTGGCGGCCGGCTGAAAGAACGAACGCAGGATACCTATCAACCTCATGGAGTGGGGCGCGCCGTGCAGCGGGCCCCGGAATCACAATCGAAATGCAACCGAGCAGGAGCGCGCCCGTGAACGACACCGCCAGCAATTCTCCCCTGTTCACCAGCGCCCATGCGGCTCTGGTGTTCGCGTTCAACTTCAACATGCAGCAGTACGACCGGCCGCTGATGAATCGCCTGGCTGGCAAGCAGGCGGCGTCCTCGGGGCTTGGCTTGTCCGGTCTGGACGGCGCGGCACAGGCCGGTATGATCCGTCGCCGTGTGGCCACCTTGCCCGTGGTGTACCAGTCGATCCTGGTTACCCGACTCGCGCCGCCGCAGCTGGTCTGCGAGTGCGGCGCGCCCTGCTGCTGCGGAAAGCAAGCCAATCTCGAATGGCAGGGCGCACTACGCATTGTGGCCGATTACGCCGAGCGCGAGGCGCTGGGCAACTGCACCGTCAATCGCCCGCTGACGCTGGCATTGCTGATGCGGCTGTTTAGCCTGGACGCGCGGCACCTCAGCGACATCGCCAAAGAGGTCGGCGTGGCGCCCAACACCGCGACGAACCACAACGCCCGCCTCAAAGGCTGGCTGTTGGGGGAAAACGGACGGGGAACGGGGGCGGCGACGCCGGGCCGTGACGCGCTGGCAATGGAGGCGGCCGAGTACGTGCTTACCGAGGCGGGAATCGTCGGGCAGCTACAAACTGCTTGACGGTTGCGATAAAGGCACGCAGAATACGCCTATTCCTGATACGGTGTATCAGTGCGTCCAGGAAAAGCCCGCCAGCGAAAGCAGCGGGCTTTTTGCATTTCAGCGGTCATGTGGCTGGAATTAAACGCAGCCTCCCCGGGGTATGCTTGTTCGCGTCGAAAAGGAGAGGCGAATGGCAATCACCGTGGGAATGTTGATCGAACATTTGAAGGCCCATGACCCCGACTGCAAAGTCGCGTTCGGGGGCGGGCTAGAGTTTTACCGGACGAAGCAGCGCGGTCCGGAACTCGTGCAGATCGAGTTCAACCAGAATGTGTGGAAGGACGATAGGGGAAACTGGCATGTCGATGATGTGGCTGGGCCAGCCTAGTCGCCAATAGTGTCAGCCGTCTCGCACGCGCGCCGGAATGGAGTATCGGGGGCAACCCCTTCAGCAGGCCCCAGGCGAGAAATCGCCGGGGCCTTTGTATTTGGGGTCGCCATGAGTCGCTTCTACCGATGCACACACGCAGACGGGCGCGTTGTCGTGGCTCCAGCCATCGAGGGCGTTGGCGCGACGCCGCTACCGGGCGCATCCTGGCAAGAAGCTCGCCAGCACATCGATATGTATGGCCTGCGCTACGTGAATGGGCACGGTTGGTACTGGAGTCCCCGGGCGCGCGGCTGCGAGACTGCCGCTCGGAAGCATTCAAGGACGGAGCTATGAAAAACCTATACGCCAGGCTGCTCGCTTGGCTGCTTGCGCCGGTACTGAAGCCGTTGGAGGGTCGAGTGCAGGCGCTGCAATTTGCGGACGCCGAGCGCCGCGCGGAGCGCGTCGCCGTGTCGGCTCGCATCGACGCGGTGGCGGCCCAGGCAAATTGTCTCTCCGATGCGCTGGCAGATCAGGCGCGCACCATCGGTTGACGCTACGCCACCGAAACCTCCAGGCGCCGCCCCAGTTGCTGGACAGCGGCCTCTACCGCTTCGATCTTGGATGCGTGCGCCAAGTCCAGCAGGCGGTCTACCTGGGGCATGTGAACGCCCAGGCGGCGCGCCAGTTCGGCTTTGCGGATACCTTGGGCGACCATTTCGTTCGACAGCAGCACCTTAGCGGTCGGCAGGGCGGCGAGTGTTACGCTCCCATCGCCCACGGCGGCAGGCATGGGGATCGGTCGGCGCGCATCGATGTACATCTGCAGCGCCGCTTCCAGGCCCTCAAAGGCGCTGTGCGCCACGTCCTGGTCGCTTTCCGCCACGGCCGCCGCTTCCGGCAGGTCCGGGAAGGTGATTAACAGTGTCCCGTTATCGTCGGGCGATAGGGTGTAGCAGTAGGTCAACATGCGGTTTCCTCAGTGTGCGGGTAGGTAGTGATACAGCGGTAAGAGGCGGCCCTTTCGGGCCACCTCGGTTCACTTCAGGCCCAGGTCTTTCTTGATCTTGTTCACCAGTCCTGTACCGATTTCTTTACTGCCATGGTCTGGGAACACTGTCATTCGATCACCTAGGGTTGCTTTGAAGTGGCTGCTTCCTGACTTGTGGGGCGCTAGCGTCACCCCCTGTTTCAGCAGCCACCGCCTGAACTCGCTGTATTTCATTACCTCCCCTGCGTTGTTTCGATAAGGAATTATACAACAGTTGTGTTTCGTAAGGCAACATAAATGTTGTGTTATCGCGTGAAGGTGGGCAAACCGGCCGGCGATGCCTGCGGCGGTCCGGCGGCCATGCGCGGGGGGGCGCGGGCGTGCGGCGCGGGCGAAATTGGGGCCGACTCTCGGGAAAACCCGGGGGCCCCTAGGGATTTCAGTGCGGTAAGGGTAATTCGAACCCCAAACGCTCGCTAGTTACGGGGTTTCTAAGGGGGGGTAATAATAATTTCTCGCCCAAATCCAGGTTTTATGCGGCTCTCCAGCCGATTGTCGCAACGAATCGGCATGTTTCTCCCTGGGCGGGAGGGTTATATCAGGGGGTTATATGAAGCTACGCCATCGCTCGACGGTCGGCGAGGGCGTGGATTTCTACGCCCAGGCGCAGCGTCAATTGCCCTACGCAACATCATTGGCGTTGAATCGGACGGGGCAGCTCATCCTCGAGGCGCTGGTGCGCACGACGAGCGAGAGCTTTGATCGGCCGACCCCCTACACGCTCCGTGCCCTACGGTTGCGCCGCGCCACCAAGGAAAACTTGGTTGCTGTTGTCGACTACCGCGATGGGGCAGGCAAGGGGATCTCCGCCGACAAGTATCTGCCGCCGAACGTGCTTGGCGGTGGCCGCGGTCTCAAGCGGTCCGAGCGGGCCCTCGCCCGGGTTGGATTGCCGGCGCAGGCGTACACCGTGCCAGCTGCAGGGGCCGAACTGGACGCTTACGGCAACATGTCGCGCGGCCAGATCGTGCGGTTGCTGTCGTATCTGCAGGCGTTCGGTGAGCAGGGATATCGGGCGAACTCTACTGAGCGCAGCCGGGCGCGAGCGGCCAAGATCGGGCGTTCGCAGCAAGGCTATAAGCGAATCAATGGCGTCCAGTATTTCGTCTCGCGCGGCAAGGGGACAATGGCCGGCAATCGCCGTCAGCCGCTGGCCGCTGGCGTATGGCGCAAGACGGGAACGCATGGCGTTGATGTGCAGCCGGTCTTGCTTGCCATCGAACGACCCGAGTACACGCGCCGTTTCCCGTTCTACGAGACGGCGGAGGCCGTCTACACCGAGCGATACGACGCGGAGTTCTCGACGGCCCTCGATCTCGCACTCGCCACCGCGAAATGATCGACCTGGACAAGAAGACGACGCAGGCCCGATTTGGGCAACTGGTCGGTATTACCCAGCCCGCCGTCAGTGGGCTGCTGATGCGCGGCGTCATGATGGCCGGGGATACGCTCGGCAACTGGCTGCTGTCCTACTGCGGCCACCTGAGAGATATCGCAGCGGGCCGTGAGCCCCGGTCAGACGAACGCGCTCTGGACCCTGCTGAGGAGAAGGCTCGCCTGTATGCGGCGCAGGCTGACAAGATCGAGATGGAGAACGCGGTGGCGCGCGGTGAGCTCGCGCCAGTCGGCGTGCTCGAGGATGTGCTCACCAAGGCGGGCACAAAGGTTGGCGCGGCCCTGGATGCGATTCCGACGGCCCTCAAGCGTCGCCTACCCAATTTGACTGATGCCGATCTGATGATCGTGCGACGCGAGCTGGCCAAAGCCCGCAACGCTATTGCATCCCTGTCGCTGGAAGACTTGGAGGCCGACGAAGAGAACGAGGGTGAGTGATGCTCGTAGAGTCCAATCGCGCCGCGGTGTCGCGCGCGCTGAGACGCGGGCTCGCCACCTTCGCCGCGCAAGAGCCAATGACGCTGCGCGAATGGGCGGAGCGGCATTTCTACCTGTCGGCCGAGTCGTCCTACGTCGAGCAGCGCTGGGAAGCCTGGCCGTTCCAGCGTGCGATCCTGGCGTGCGTCGGAAGCGACGATGTCCAGGAGGTGGATGTCATCAAGTCCGCGCGCGTGGGTTACACAAAGATCCTGCTCGCGGCCATCGGATACTTTGCCGAACACAAGCGCCGCAACCAGGCGCTGTGGCAACCGACAGACAGTGCCAGGGATGAGTTTGTAAAGACCGAGCTGGAGCCGATGCTCCGGGACGTGACGGTGATGCACCCGATCTTCCCGACTCGCCTGGCGCGGCACAAAGACAACACCCTGCTGGTCAAGAAGTTCCGAGGAAGCGTCTTACACCTGCGCGGCGGGAAGTCCGGCGACAACTACCGACGGCTTTCCATCGGTGTCGCCTTCTTGGACGAATTCAGCTCCTTCGATTCGAACATCGATGGCGAAGGCGATCCGGGCCAATTGGCCGCGAAGCGGCTGGAGGGCGCGACGTTTCCGAAGCTGGTGATCGGGTCGACGCCAAAGCTGAAAGAGACTTGCCTGATGGATAAGCGCGCAGCCGGCGCCGACGCGCGCTATGACTACCACATCACGTGCCCGCATTGTGGCGAGCACCACGCGCTGACCTGGGGTGGCAAGGACGAGCCTCACGGCTTCAAATGGATCGAGGGCGATCCGGAGTCCGTGAAGCATTTGTGTCCCCACTGCGGGGTGCTGATCACGCAGGGCGAGTACCTCGCCGCATCCGAAAGTGGCTTTTGGCAGGGTTCTGACGGCAGCACGATTGACCGAGACGGGGTGTTTCGCAACGCCGAAGGACGGATCATCCCTGCACACAAGCGAGTCGCGTTCCATGTGTGGACGGCCTATAGCCCTATGGTCAGTTGGGCCAAGCTGGTGCGAGAGTTCATGGAAGCGTACGCCAAGGCCAAGCTTGGCGACGACGAGCCCCTCAAGACATTCTGGAATACGACTCTCGGCCGCGCCTGGGAAGGGGAGGTCGAGAAGATCGAGGCCGACGAACTCAAGCGGCGCGCGGAGATCGAGGCTTATCGCCTACCGGGGCGCGACGACAACCTGGTGCCGATGGGCTGTGTTCTGCTGCTCGCTGGATGCGATACCCAGGGGAATCGGGTCGAGGTCGGAGTCTGGGGGTTTGGACGCGGTGGCGAGATGTGGACCGTGGACCATCAGATCTTCCACGGCAATCCAGCGGAGGATGACGTCTGGTCCAACGTAGCGGCGTACCTGTTCGAGCGACGTTTCCAGCATGAGGGCGGCCAGCAGATGAGCATCTATGCGACCGCCATCGACAGCGGGGGACACCATTCGAATGCTGTGTATGACTTCGCGCGTCGCAACAAGGCACGCCGGGTCTTTGCCGTCCGCGGGCGCCCTTTCGGCGAGAAGGCCATCAAGGATGGTGCCGGACAGGTCGATATCGACTGGCGAGGAAAGCGCATCAAAAAGGGCGTGATCCTGTGGCACGTGGGCACGAACCTGGCCAAGGACCTGTTGCACAGCCGGCTAGCGATCGAGACGCCGGGGCCTGGCTATGTCCACCTCTCCGAGGACTTGTCGGACGAATGGTTCCGACAGTTTTCGGGCGAGGCGCGCGTATCGCGCAGAACGGCCACCGGAGTCCGCACGCTGTGGACCGCATTGCGGAAGCGGGTCGAAGCATTGGACTGTGCGGTCTACGCGCTGTGGGTGGCGGAGCATCTGAATCTATCGCGCAAGACCGATTTTTGGTGGGACAGCATGGCGGCAAAGCTGGACGCATTGCCGCCGCCCCAGGATGAAGACGCCAGCGCACCAGGCGCAGCGGAGAGCGCTGGCAAGTCGGCGCCGGCGCCACCGAAGTTGCCAGTGAAGTCCGTCTCCGCGCCCGCGCAACGAGGCGCCCGACCCGCGCGGCGGCGCGTGGCTGCATCTAGCTACCTGCGAGGGCGACGCTAGCGCGCCGAGCAAGAACGTAAAAGGCAAGGTCATGGCATACACACAAGCGGACCTCGAGAAGCTGGATCGCGCCATTGCGAACAGTCAGCTGGAGGTTCAGTACGACGGCAAGCGAGTTCGTTTCCGCAGCACGGACGAGCTGATGCGAGCACGCGCGCACGTAGAGCGCGAGCTGTGCAAAGGCAAGGGCCGGCCGCGTCAGTTCCGTGTGCGCAGCGCCGGAAAAGGAATCCGATGAGCTACGTCAAGAATCGACGCACGGGCATGCTGCTTCCGCGCCGCTTGAACGCGCAGATGAGCAGCAGCTATGAAAGCGGCAGCGCCACGGGAAGCCGGGCAAGAAACTGGATGCCTTCGGCGTCTGGTCCGAATGCTTCGGCAGTCCAGGGCTTGGGGCTGCAGCGTCGTCGGGCGCGTGACGCAATCCGCAACGATCCATGGGCGCTGACGGCACAGACTCGCTGGGTTTCGAACGTCATCGGGACCGGCATACAGCCGTATCCAAAACATCCGGACCCCGAAGTGCGTCGTGCCCTGAAGGAGCGGTGGGCCGATTGGGTGCCCGAGGCGGATGCGGACGGCCGCCTGGACTTCTACGGCATGCAGGCGCTCGCCGTTCGCGCGATCTTTGGCGATGGGGAAACCCTTGCTCGCGTGCGCATGCGCCGGCCGACAGATGGCTTGTCTGTCCCCATCCAAATCCAGCAGCTGGAGGGGGATCAGTTGCCCACGGAGCGCTCATTTGCACTGCCCAACGGTGGCGAGGTTGTCAATGGTGTCGAGTTCGATGCCATCGGGCGCCGGACGCATTACCACCTTTGGCGCAGGCATCCTGGCGAGTTCGGTCGCCAGGCACACGGCCAGGATATCACCCGCGTTCCGGCGGACCAGGTCATTCATGCCTTTCCGGTGCTGCGGCCTGGGCAAGTTCGGGGCGTGACGGCGCTGGCCACCGTTCTCCTGCGGCTACGCTCGATAGATAGCCTCGACGACGCGGTCATGTACCGTCAAGAAGTTGCGAACTTGTTCGCGGGGTTTATCACGAAGCCGGATCCGGAATGCGATCCGAATAATCCCCTGACAGGGGACGCCGAAGATTTCGAGGTCGATTATGACGGGACCCCGATCGTATCGATGGAACCCGGAACCATGCAGGAGCTGGCACCGGGAGAACAGGTCCAGTTCTCGACGCCTCCTGATGCGGGCAACAACTATGACGCTTTCATGCGTCACCAGTTGATGGCCGCGTTCGCCTCCATCGGTGTCCCGTATGAGATCGCTTCCGGCGATCTGCGAGGCATCAGCGATCGGACACTGCGGGTAGTGGTCAACGAGTTTCATCGGCTTATTGAGCAATACCAGTGGCACGTCGTCATTCACCAGTTCTGCCGTCCGGTTTGGAATGCATGGATTGACGCGCTGGCGCTCTCGGGAACATTCCCGATGCCTGACTACCACCTTCGTCGGCATGAATGGCTGCGCGTGTTGTGGGTGCCCCAAGGCTGGCCGTACTTCAACCCTGTCCAAGACGTGCAAGCAGACAACCAGTCTGTCCGCAGCGGCTTCGCCAGTCGGTCTTCGATCATCCTCAAGAAGGGGGATGACCCGGACCATGTGGCGGCGGAGATCCAGGCTGATAACGAGGTTGCCGATACGAGCGGCTTTGTTTTCGACAGCGATCCGCGGCAGACCACCCCCGCCGGCAAGGCGGCCGCACCGGAGGGAGACCCCGCTCCGGAACCACTCACTCATTGAACGGAGCCAACATGGCTAAGAAAGGGAACTTCTATTCCATCGGGCCGGGTATGCGGCTGGGCCAGCAGGTCGTGGAGCTGCGAATCTATGACGAGATCGGTTTCTGGGGAAAGACTGCGGCACAGTTCGTGGAAGAGCTGGACGCCGCGGCAGCTACCGGCCTGACGATCGTCGTTGCAATCAATAGCGGCGGTGGAAGCGTGTATGACGCTTTCGCCATGTACAACGCGTTGCGCCGCTACAGCGGGCGAACCGTCGGCCGCGTCGACAGTGTGGCCGCCTCGGCAGCGACCCTGCCGTTGATCGCGTGCGACACGATCGAAATGCCCGAGAACGCACAGATCATGATCCACGAACCCACGACGATCGCTCGGGGAACGCTGAAAGGGTTGAAGGCTTCGGTAGCGCAGATGGAGAACATCCTCGATAGCGTTATCGCGGCCTACGTGCGCCGGAGCGGGCAAACGACCGAGAAGATCTTCGAAATGATGGAGGCCACCACGTGGATGTCGGCGCTCGAGGCCCAGGCCATGGGTTTCTGCGACGTGATCGAGGATCCGGTCGAAATTGCAATGTCCCTCAGTACCCGAGAGCTCCTGTCTCGCTACCCACACATCCCGGAGCCGCTGCAAAGCCTGGTGGAAGGCGATGATGAGCCTGCGAAGGATCCGGAGCGGACGCCCAACCCGGATCCAGCGAAGGAGCCGGCCTCGGATCCCGCTCCTGATCCGGCGCCGAGTCCTGACCCCGCGCCGGCGCCTGAGCCGCCGACCGCTGCCGCGCTGGTGGCGCACGTCTACGCCGCCTGCCGGAAAGAAGGAATCCCGGAGCTGGCCGAAGGCCTTCTGGTCAGCGGCGCGCTCGACAGCCAAGAGAGCGCTGATTCGAGGGTCGCGCAGGCCAAAGAGATTGCGGGGCTCTGCATGGCCGCCAAGCGGCCGGATATGGCGCTTGAGCTGGTCAAGGCCGGCCTGTCCGTGGATCGAGTGCGGGCCCGGCTCTTCGACCAGGTCGTGGCCGCCAGCGCCAACGATCCCATTAACAACCGTGCTCCCGTTACTTCCTCGGCCCCGACGCAGAGCGGGCCGAATCCCCAGGCTATCTACGCCAAACGAAAAGCCCTCTCTGCCAACTAGGAGTCAATATCATGCCCTTCATTCATCAGCAGGCCCGCACGGCCGATTTCATCCTCTCCGAAGCCAATGGCCAGCGCTCCCGCGAAAACGGGATCCTGGCGGCCACGACGGTCGCATTGGCGGCCGGGCAGCTGCTCACTCTGGGCGCGGACGGCAAGTACGTCCCGTATGCGGGCCCGGGGGCGGACCCCGAAGCGCCGATTTCCGCCGATGCTGTGCTTTACAGCAACGTGCCGGTCTCCGACGCCGACCAGCAGGTCGTGGTGATCGCCCGTGATGCTGAGCTGGCGCGCGGCCTCTTGGTCGGCCTGGATGCGGCGGGCGAAGCCACGCTCGGGGCCGTCGGCATCCTCATCCGCTGAGCCTCCACAAGCTGTAGACACCTCCCCAACTATCGCGGCCGCCAACCTGGCGGCCATTTCTATTTCTGGAGCCTGATATGGCCGATATCAATATCTTCCAAGACGAGAAATTCACCGTTTCCGCCTTGACCGCCGCCATCAATGAACTGGAGAGCATTCCCGGCCGCATCGCCAAGCTGGGCCTGTACTCCGAAGAAGGCATTTCCACGACCGTCGCCCAGATCGAGTACGACGGCCAGTCCCTGGGCCTGGTCTCGGCCAAGCCGCGCGGGGGCGTCGGGCAATCGGTCGCGCTGGCCGGCCGCAAGTTGATCCCCTTCAATACCGTCCACCTGCCGCAGCGGTCCACGATGCTGGCTGACGAGATCCAAGGCATCCGAGCTTTCGGCACCATGACCGAGCTCGAATCGGCGGAGGCGCGAGTCGCCAAGTATCAGAAGAAGCATCGTCAGCAGCTCGACCTCACGCACGAGTATCAGCGTGTCGGCGCCATCAAGGGCCAGATCCTGGACGCCGATGGCACCACGGTGCTGCTGGATGTCTATCACGAGTTTGGCATCGTGCAGCAGGAGTTCGCTATGGACCTGTCGAACACCAGCACGATCGTTCGGCAGAAGTCCGACGATGTCGTCGACCTGGTCGAAGACGCGCTGGGAGCGACACCTGCGAGCGGCGTTCGCGCGCTGTGCGGCAAGAATTTCTGGAAGGCGCTGATCAACCACAAGAGCGTGCGCGAGACCTACCTGAACACGGCGCAGGCGGCCGAGCTGCGCGGGAAGCCTGCGGACTCCTTCGAGATCGGCGGTGTTACGTACGAGCGCTACCGCGGCAAGCTGGGTGGCAATCCGTTCATCGCGGACGACGTGGCCTACGCGTTCCCGGACGGCGTGCCGGACTTCTTCATCTCGCGCTACGCGCCGGCCGACTACATGGAAACCGTCAACACCGATGGTCTGCCGTACTACACGCGGGTGGAGCCCCTGCCGTTCGGTAAGGGGCTGGAGATCGAAAGCCAATCCAACCCGCTGCACTTGCCCACGCGGCCGAAGGCCATCATCAAGCTCAAGATGGGGGCCTGATCCCATGGAATGGGACAACTCCGTGTTCAACGAAGCGTTCGACTCGGTGGGCTTGCGCCAGCCGGCGCTTCTGCTGGGCACGGAGCCCCCCATTTCTTTCATGGTGCGATTTGACCGTCCGCAGATAATCGACGAGGGGGAAATGGTGCACTCGACCGACTACGAGATCGAGTACACGACCGCCGATGCCCCCAGCCTCGATTACCACAAGGAGGTGGATATCGGGGGCGTTCGATATCGGGTGCGTCAGAAACCTATCGCAGTCGGTGACGGCTTTTGGTCTCGGGCGCTGCTGGAGCGGCTTTCATGACCACTCTAGCACTGAGGTACGTCAACGACCTGCGCGCCGATTTAGAGGCCGCGCCAGGGTTTCTCGCGGTGGTTGAATCATCCCCTGTGCGCGCGATCGGCAGGGAAGAACCGATGGTGATCTCCGTTCAGCTGGGCGCGGAATCAGTGGAGAGCGTTCACACGCCGCGCGCCACCCGCACGCGCGAGATCCATGTCCTCGTGCACACGGCTGGCGACGAACACCAGGCCATGGCCGAGCAGGTCTTCGAGCAGGTTCACCCAGTGATCATGGCGTATGCAGGCCCGAATGTAGTCGGCATTGCCGAGTTCGGCACCGATGAGCCCAAGTACGTCAATGGCGACCTCCGCCGCCAGGTGGTGAACAAGCGATATCGGATCACCTACCAGACTGATGAAGATTCCCTAAGTCATTGATCCATAGGACAAACTATGCGCGAAAGCGATAAGCCGGACACATCCGACGCTCAGCCGACGGGGGCTGTGACCACTGGGCCTCTGGCCGATCTGCCTGATGTGCCCGATGAGCACCATGGCCGCGGCGGTAGCTATCTGCGTGATCCCGCCACCGGCGAGCGTGTGTTGATCCAGCGCACCGAGCCATGCGCCGGCTGCCAAGCGTCAGCGCGGCGGCCATTCACAATCTGGCCCAGCCTGGGCCATAGTTCTGGAGCCCATGATGGCAAAACATATCCGCAAGTCCGTCGTGCTGGCCAAGCTTCAGGCCACCAGCGGAACTGATGCGCAGCCGGCCGGCGCTACCGACGCCATGCTGGTTCGCAACCTCTCCGCCACCCCGGTGTCGGCCGAATTCGTCGAGCGCGAGCTGTACCGACCCTATATGGGCAATTCCGGCCAGGTGGCAACGACGCAATACAGCCAGCTCGAGTTCGAAGTCGAGCTCGCCGGATCCGGCACTCCAGGCGAAGCGCCGGCCTGGGGCCCGTTGCTCCGCGCCTGCGGCTTTGCCGAGACCATCGCCGAAACCACGGATGTTCGGTATCTGCCGGTTTCCTCGGACTTCGAGCAGCTCACGCTTCATTACTATCTGGACGGCCTGTTTCACAAGATTCTCGATGCCCGCGGCACGGTGGCTTTCGACCTCACCGCGAAAGGCATCCCCGTCATGCGCTATCGGTTCATCGGCGCATATCAGCCCATTACTGACGCGGCCATGCCCGCCGGCGTGGATTTCAGCGCCTTCCAGTTGCCCAAGGCGGTCAACAAGTTGAACACGCCGCAATGGACTCTGGGGACCTATACGGGTTGCCTCCAGTCCATGACGTTCGACATCGCCAACGAGTTGATCTGGCGGTCGCTGGTCGGCTGCGAAGGAGCGGAAATCACCGACCGCAAACCGACGGGCCGAATCATCCTGGAGCTTCCGCGCATCGCCGATTTGAACTGGCCGGCCATGGTGCTGTCCGGCGCCGGCTCGCCGCTCTCGATCGTGCACGGCGCCACCGCCGGCCACATCATCCAGATTAACGCCAAGGCATCCCAACTGACCAACCCGACGTACTCGGACCAGGACAAGGTGGCGATGTTGAATCTGGACATGAACATCAATCCCGGCGCCAACGGCAACGACGAGCTCGAGATAGTCGTCAAGTAGCGCCTCCGACCCATTTCACCCGCAAATCCACCGCGCCCGGCCATTGCCGGGCGTTCTTGTTTCTGGAGCAAGCTCATGTCTTTCGTTGTCACCAAGCGCCCTGTGGCGGCCACCAAGCTGCAAGCGACCGTCAATGCAGAGAATGGCGACCCAGTCGAAATCAGCTTTGTCGCGCAGTATCGCCGCCACACCCCCAAGCAGCTGGCCGATCTGCAGGACGCCTTGACGAATCGTGTCCGAGTCGCCCAGGGGATGCCGCCGCTGTTGCGCCCCGATGGCAGCGCGGCGCCCGAGTACCCCTTCACCGATGACATCGCGTTCATCAAGGCGCAGCTGACCGGCTGGCTGGGCGTGCGCGATGCCGCCGGGGATTCGATTCCCTTCAGCGGGGAGGCCCTGGACCAGATTCTCGCCGACTGGCCGGAATTGGTAATGCCTCTTTACAGCGGCTTCTTCGACGCCCACAAAGCACTGCCGGCGGCCCAGCAAAAAAACTGATCGAGGCCGCCCGCCATTGGGCGGCCGGCGCAGTGCCGGCGGGCGGCGATTTCGATGCAGACAACGAGGTTTTGGCTGCGCTTCGTAAGGCTGGGGCACCCTCCGCCGTGATCGATGCGGCGCGACGGTCGGCCGACGAGGCCGGAGATTTCGAGGTGTGGCCGGAGAACTGGGAGACGTTGAAGGCGTTTCTAGCCCTGGGGCGGCGCTGGACCTGGGTAGCGCCCGCCATGAGTGATCCCGTTCGGGTGGGCATCCCGGCGACAGAGATCGAGGCGACCTTGCGCTTGCTGCAGGTTCGAGGGCCGGCACGCCGGGCGATGTTCGAAGACCTGCTTGAGATGGAGCAAGCGGCACTTGAAGTCTTCAACGCAGGGCGATAGGCGGACGGCCTGAGAGCGAAATGACAGAAAAGAATCTGGGCGTACGGCTGACAGCCGACGAATCCGACCTGCTGCGCGGCTTTGGTGCCGGCGGTGCGGCCGCGGCGAAGTTCGCGGCCACCACCGAAGCGTCGATGGGCCGAGCGGCCGCCGCGGCATCGAAGGTCGGCGCAGCGTCCGGCCAAATGGCGGCGTCTGTCAACGCGGCTGCTGCCGGCGCGCAGGCATATTCGACGGCGGGCGAACGATTTCTGAGCAGCCTCGAACGTCAGGTCCAGGCAATCGGTAAGACGCGCGCGGAACTGCTGGAGCTGCGCGCCGCGGAATTGGGGGTGGCGGGTCAAGCCGCGCCAATGATCGGCAAGCTCAAGGCGCAAGAAGCGGCCTTGGCGGCAGGAGAAAAGGGGCTGAATCGCTATGGCATGTCTGCCGCGCAGACAGCTGCGGCGATGCGTGGCGTTCCTGCCCAGGTGACGGACATTGTCGTCTCGCTTCAAAGCGGACAGCAGCCCATGACTGTACTGCTGCAACAGGGCGGCCAACTCAAGGACATGTTTGGCGGCCTTGTGCCGGCGGCGCGTGCGCTGGGAGCGACGTTGCTTGGGATGATCAACCCCTACACGTTGCTCGCGGCCGCGACGGTCGCCTTTGGCATTGCGGCGTACCAAGGTGGGCAGGAAGCTGACCGCCTGAATCGCGCGATCCGGATGTCCGGGAACTATGCCGGCGTCACGGCGGGCAACATGCGCGAGATGGCTGCCGCGGCCGCGTCGCTTGGCGGCGGGAGCCAGGGCAGCGCCCGGCAGGCCGTCGAATCGCTGGTTGCAACAGGGCAGGTCTCGAAGGCGACGATCCAGGACCTGAGCGCCACGATGGTCGAGCTGGAACGGGTTTCCGGCCAGTCCATGGACGAAATCTCCAAGGATTTCGCCCGAATGCCGGAAGGTGTCACGAAGTGGGCGGAAGAGCACAACCGCTCGATGAACTTCATGACGCTTGCGCAGTGGGACTACATCCGGTCGCTCGAGGAAACCGGCAACCGAGAGGCGGCCATGCAGGCGACCTCCCGCGCCTTGCATGACTATCTCGGAACCGAGGCGGTCCAGAAAGTAGGTTTCCTTGAGCGGGCCTGGAGTGGCCTCAAGCGCGAGATAGCCGGCGCCTGGGAGGCCATGAAGGCGTTTGGGCGCGAGTCGACGCTCGACGACCAGATCGCGGAAGTGCGCGGGCGCATCGCCGAACGCGAGCTGAAGCTGGAACGGTCTGGCCGTGGCGGTGTCAATGGCCAGCGCGTCGCGATGAACCTGGAGGCGGACCGAGCCGAGCTAGCCAGCCTTCTGGCACAAAAGGGGGTCGAAGACGCCACCGCCCAAATGAAGGGCATCAACGCGGCGGCCAACGCCGCGGCGATCCAGGCGGCCAAGGCGCTCGACTCCTTGGACATTGCGGCCGACAAAGGACGGCAACTCAAGGCGGCGCTCGAGAAGAATGCCAGGGACGAGGCGGCGATCCGCGCCATCAATCCTGCAGACCCTCGGATCAGCGCCAAGGCTATTCAGGAGCGCGAGCGAGCCACTCGCAAGCGGTTCGAGGACAAGGACGCTACGTCCGCCGGGCAGAACGGTATTTCAGCGCAGTTGGCGGCTATGCAGGCGCAAGCGCGTCTTCGAGAAGAGGCGCTGCGCCAGGAAACCATTCGCCTGGAAGCTGAGCGAGCTCGCGGCCTGTTGTCCGAGGAGCAATTCATCCGCAAGCGGGCTGAGGCGCAACGCGCAGCCCTCCAGGACGAACTGGTCATCGTCCGCCAGCAGGCCGACATCGCCGGCGGGAAGAAGCAGCTTGCCGAGCGAGAGCGTTACCTGGGGCGCGTCAAGGAGATCGAGGCCCAGATCGTGCGTACGCACGAGCAAGAGGCCGCAGATATCGAGAAGTACCAGGAGAAGATCCGCGGGGCGGTGAGAGCTACGCAGCTCGACATCGAGAACTACCGCGAATCCCGCGATCTCCAGGTTGGCCGCCAGCTTGGAGCCCTGACTCTCGGGGCGAATGACCGCGCCTTGGTTGACGCCATCAACCAGGCGCAGGATCGCTTCCGCCGCATCCGCGATGGCTTCACGAACAAGATGCTGCGCGAGGGTGGGGCGGGCGCTCTGAGCTCCGAGCAGTACCTGCAAGGGGTGGCGCAGATCGATGCTGCCATGCAGGAGCAGGTGGCACGCGAACAGGAGTACATGCGGCAGCGCATTGCTCTGCAGGGCGATTGGAAAAACGGCGCGCTGCTTGCGCTCAACGAATGGCGGGACGCCGGGGCCAACATCATGGCCCAGACCCACCAGGTCTTCGCCAACGCATTCAGCGGGATGGAGAACGCCCTGGTGTCCTTTGTGACCACCGGGAAAGCGTCGTTCAAGGAGTTCGCCACCTCGGTCATTGCGGATCTGGCCAGGATCGCCTCTCGCCAGGCCGTCGTGGGCTTGGTGGGCAACCTGGTTGGGAGTCTCGCGGCTGGGGCGAATAGCGCTCAGGTCGGCGGTTCGATGACCGGAGACGTGAGCGGCATGACGCTCGCTGGGAGCGGTTCCTGGGGGGCTGGCAGTGCTGTCATGCACGCCAAGGGCGCCGTGTACGCCTCCTCTGGGCTTTCGGCCTACTCCAACGCGGTCTACAACTCGCCGCAGGTGTTCGCTTTCGCCAAGGGCGTCGGCATGTTTGCAGAAGCCGGCCCCGAGGCCATCATGCCGCTGAAGCGCGGACCTGACGGCACGCTTGGCGTCCGGGCTGAGGTGCCCAACTGGACGACTCAGCCGGGGGCGGCGACGGGGGACATCAACATCATGACCTCGATCCAGATTTCGGGCGGTGGAGCAGCGAGCCAGGATCAAAGCGGCGATCAGAGCGGCACCGCCAGGCAGCTTGGCGACCTCATAGCCGACCAAACAAAGGCTGTGATCGCCAGGGAAATGCGGCCCGGTGGGCTCATCTACAACTTCAGGCTCGGAAGATGACCATGGAGATCTTCACGTGGCCCTTCCGCAGAAACCTTCGAGGCCGAATCTCGCACCGAACGTTGAGCGCGCAGTTCGGTGATGGTTATTCGCAGGAGGCGGAAGACGGCATCAATGCGCGCGGCGAATCGTGGCCGCTGGAGTTCTTCGGCACGGAGCAGGAACTGCTGCCGATCAAGGAATTCTTGGACCGCCATGGCGGGTGGAAACGCTTCCTATGGACGCCGCCCTTGGGGGTGCAGGGCGTCTTCAAGAACGCGACAGGCGAATACGAGCTCGTCCCCCTTGGGGGAGGGTGGTTCACGTTGACCGTCACATTCAAAAGTCGGCCCTAGGGCTGATTCGGGGCAAATATGGCAATTCAGGAATATACGGCGCTCGTGCTGACCGACGCCGGCACGGGCGCGCGCCCGGCGCTTGCAGACCGGCGCATGCTGCAGGAGCTTTGGGCTACTGCTTTGACGACTGACGCGGTGCTCAAAGTTGAGCTGTTGCGCGGTGGAGTGGCGTATCCCATGCTGCATCGCCAGCTTCTGCCAGGCGGCCAATCGACAAAACTGCGCTTCCCGCCGATTCGGATCGACGAGGGGGACGTACTTCAGGTGTCGTCCTCTGGGCCGGTCACTTGGAAGGTTAGCTCGGCCGTGCCGCCTGCGAGTGTTCAAACCCTGTTGCGCTTGGCCCAGTCAGGGGCGGGGTTGAACACTATTCTGCATTCGATCCCCGCCGGCCAGCGCTGGCGCATCGTCGGCGTAGTGGGGTGCGCCCTGTCTGGCGGGGGCGCGAGTGCGACGCTGCTGCGATACAGCGTCACCGGGAACCTGTATCAGGACTTCGTCGCCCCGTTCCTTCTCGACCCCTACAAGAGCGTGCGCTTGACGCCCGTCATGACGCTGGAGGAAAACCAGAGCCTTCGCGCGCGTACCGATGCGGCGGTGCAGTGGTTCACCTATGGAGTGCGCGAGCAATGAGTACGACTTTTGGCCAAGTGGCTACCCTGGAGACACGCGACGAGGCTGTCTTTACCTTGGACTTCACAAGCGGGCTGCTGCCTGATCAGGTGCAAGGGCTCGTCCGTTCGGGGCAATCGGCCACCTACTGCGACGAGTCGGGCATGCACCTCGCAGAGCCGAACGCGCCGCGCATGCATTTCGACCATACGACGGGGATGTGGGGGTTGCTGCGCGAGGTTGGCTCCACGAACCGAATCGCCCACTCCGGCTATTCAACCCAATACTGGTCGGGCAATCCTGGCGGAATTGCCACGACGACGCAGGACGCGATTCCGTCCATTGTCCCGGGCCGCATGGCCGCGCATTTCGGCTTGGGCGGAGGGTATGTTTTCCCGTACAAGTCCGCCAGTGCGGTGGCTTACCCGACCGATCAGTACACCTGCGCGTCGATCTTCGTCAAGCCTCGGGTGCCGACTGCGCGGCCGCGGCTGCTGCTGCACAACAACGTGTTCGGCGCCAATCAGGCGGTGGTCTACGACCCCACCACCGACACAGTGAGCGGCGAGTCGCAGAACTCCAGCAACGCAGTTGTCGGTATGGAAAAGTACCCAGGCGGCTGGCGCCGAATCTTCGTGAGCGCGATAGCTACGTCGTCGGCGCTATCCTATGCGCCCTTGCTCTGGACGTCGGTGGGCGCAAATGGGGACTTCTATTTTGACGGCATGCAAGTGGAAAGCGGAGTGCCATTCCCCACCAGTTTCATCCCGACTACCAACGCCGCAGTGGTGCGTCCGACCGATGCCGGCCTGTTTGCCTCCATTCCCAACAGTTTGCTGAGCCGCACGGCAGGAACGCTGATCGCCGATTTCAAGTTCATTTCCTCTCAGATGCAGGACGTGAGCGGCATCGTCGGTTTGTCCAGTGATGGCACCTCGTCGCTGAACGGCATGTATATCGGCCGGTACAACGAGAACAACGCCAGGACTGGCCGACCGCGCGTGTATGTGAATCACCCCGATATTACGAACTACACGGTGACCAGCGTGGGCAACCTGGCCCAAGGCGTGAGAGCAGCTGTTGCGTTGACCTACGACTTCGCGTCGCAGCGCATGGGCATGGCCCACAGCTTGGGCGGTTCGAGCTACGCGAGCACGACGGCGGCAGTGCCGTTCAACATGGACGCTCTGAACAGAGTAATGATCGGCACGTTGTACGGCCCGACGAATCGCTATATCAGCGCCCACTTCCATCGCATCCGATACGTGCCGCGCTACATGCCCGAGTCTGAGCTGGTGCAAGAGGTGAGCCGATGAACCCGATTCACTTGAACGCGGTGGACCACGATACCCTGATTGCTGGCTTGATCGTTGCGGGGATCGCGCAGCGGGCCGAGGACGGATATGTGACCCTCCAAGAGGGTTACGTGTTCGCGTACCTCGGTATCCAGGCGCGCGGCACCGGCGAGTACGTCACCGGCGATGAGGGCGTTGAACAAGAGGTGTACGAGCTGCTTCCCGGTGTGTGGGCCGGCCTTTTCGGTCCGTTGACGGAGGAGCAGCTTGCCGTGCTTCCGGTTGTGGCCCCCCAGCCCGCCGAGCCGATGGTCACACTGTAGGGTCCCACATGGCGCATCAGATTTACGCCGAGGTCCAGAAACTGGACCTCGAGGGGCTCGTTGACCTCTACAAACTGGATTGCACCGACTTTGGGGGCGAGATCATGCGCTTCCATGGCTATGAGCAGCTGGGTCCGATCTATTGGCAGGGGGAGGTGTACGAGCCCTGGCCGATTCAGGTCGAGGGAATCGAGGTGGTCGGAGAGGGGCCGCCGCCGCAGCCGACGCTCCAGGTCGGAAATATCGGGAAAGATGCCGACGGGAATCCGCTGCCTGGCGTCATTTCCGCGCTGTGTATTCAGTTCCAGGATCTCGTCGGTGCTCGCCTCGAGTTGATTCGAACCTTCGGCAAGTTCCTGGATGCGGCGAACTTCCCGGATGGGAATCCGAATGCTGATCCCGATGAGTACATGCGTGAAGTATTGGTCATCGAGGCCAAAACCTCTGAAACGCGGGCGGTAATCGTCTTCGAACTGGCGCAGCTCATCGACGCGGATGGCATCCAGATTCCCGACTTCACGATTCAGGCTGGCGTTTGCCCTTGGACCCGGAAGGGGGGCTACCGAGGTCCGTACTGCCAGTACACCGGTGCCGCGATGTTCACCGAGGACGATCAGCCGACCACCGACCCCGAGCAAGACCGCTGCGGCGGTCGGCTCTCGTCCTGCAAGGTTCGCCAAGCTGGTTTCCCCGAGCAAGTGTTGAACTTCTGCGGCTTCCCGGCCGCTGATCGAATCCGAAGCTGATCATGCAGAAAGAGACCATCCAGGCCGCCAAAGCTCACGCCGAGGCGGCCTTTCCACATGAGTCCTGCGGCTTTGTGCTGCAGGCCGCCGACGGCACCGAGTTGTACCGCCCCGTGCCGAACTCCGCCGCGGCGCCCGGTGAGTCTTTTCGGATCGACGGGGCCGAGTACATCGCAGCCGAAGAGGCGGGGGACATCAAGGCCGTGGTTCATTCGCATCCAGGCGGCCCGGATGGCCCGACCGTCGGGGATCGCGTGGCCTGCGAAAACTCGCGCGTGCCCTGGTACGTGATTCCGGTCCATCAGGCAACACCCGGCGCGCCGCCGAAGGCCAGCGCTCCCGTCGGCATCGTGCCCAACGGGTATCGTGCGCCGCTCCTCGGCCGGCCATTCTTTCATGGCGTGCTTGATTGCTACACGCTGATCCGTGACTGGTTCGACCGAGAGCGAGGCGTCGAGCTTCCGGACTATGAGCGGCCGGACGACTGGTGGAATCACGGTCTCGATCTGTACCTGGCCAACCTGGAGCACGCGGGTTTTCGCATTCTGGCGGAGCGCGAGCCGATGAAGACCGGCGACATGGTCCTCATGCAGGTTCGATCGCCCGTGGCCAACCACGGCGGGCTGTTCCTGGGCGATGAGGGGCTCAGCGAGGCGCCCGACCTCTTTCCGCTCCGCAACGCCATGCTTCACCACTTCTACGGGCGCAACTCTGAGCGTGTCGTCTACGGCGGCATGTGGGCTTCCTGCACCCGCATGGTCTGCCGACATAAATCCCAGGAGTAAGACCAATGTTCGAGAACGAGACCGTACGCACGATCCGTCTGTACGGGGAACTCGGCCGCCTGTTTGGCCGCACCCACCGTTTTGTGGCGGGCTCCATGCGCGAGGTCATGCGGGCGCTCGGTGCGCAGGTCCAGGGCTTCGAGGCATATATGGCCAAGGCGGCGGCAAGCCGCCAGGGCTTCGCCTGCCTTGTGGGAAAGCGGAGCTTGAGCGAAGACGAGATCAGGGAAGAGTTTCCCCTGGAGGGCGACATTCGAATCGCGCCCATCACCCAGGGAAACAAGCGTGGCGGGCTGTTCAACATCATCCTAGGCGCCGCTCTGATCGCCGTGGCGACATTCGCCACCCAGGGCGGCATCGTGGCAGCTTTCTCGAGTAGTGGATGGGCAGGAACCGCAGCCTGGATGGGCGCAACGATGGTGCTTGGTGGCGTCGTCCAGGCGCTGTCGTCTCCCCAGTCAGGGATAGCTACCAGCGACAGCCCGGATAACGGCGCTTCCTACAACTTTAATGGGCCAACCAATACCGAAGCCCAAGGCAACCCGGCACCCATCGTCTACAGCGATGCCGACGGCTACGCCTGGTGCGGCAGCGCAGTGGTTTCCCAAGGCATCTACGCGGAAGACAAGGTATGACGCAGTACAAACCGCGCGGCGGTGGCCTCCTCAAGGCCGCGATGCCAGTGGTCGGCTTCGGTGGTGGCAAGGGTGGGGGCGGCGGCCGTGCCGCCGAGGAAGCGCCCGACAGCCTGCACAGTACGCAGTACGCCCGTATTCTGGACCTCATATCGGTTGGTCCGACCGGCGGGCCATATTCGGGCGACGGGTTCGGTCTGCGCGATGTATTCCTGAACGGCACGCCGATCCAGAATGCTGATGGCTCGATCAACTTCCCGGGCGTCGAGGTCCATTATCGGCTGGGCACGCAGAACCAGGACCCGATTCCGGGATTCCCGGCTGCCGAGAACACCATCGCGGTAGGCGTCGAGCTGAAGGCGACCACGCCCTGGACGCAGCAGATTACGAACACTGACCTGTCCGCCGTGCGCATCACGCTGGGAACCGACCGGATTACCACCCAGGATCCCAAGAACGGCGACCTGGATGGTGGTCAGGTTGAGTACGTCATCGAACTTTCGACCGCTGGCGGCCCCTTTGTCCAGGTCCTGCGTACCGCCATGACGGGCAAGACCACGCAGCGGTATACCCGGACGCATCGAGTTGACCTGCCACCGCGCGCCGCCTACTGGACTCTGCGCGTGAGGCGCATTACGCCCGACTCGACCTCATCGACCGTGATCAATCGGTCCTACATTGACGCGCTGACGGAGGTCGTCGACGAGAAGCTGCGCTATCCGATGATGGCTCTCGTCGGGTATCTCATTCCCGCTCAGTTGTTCTCCAGCATCCCAACCCGTGCCGTCCGGTGGAAGGGCCGCGAGATCCGCATCCCTTCCAACTACGACCCGGTGACGCGTACCTATGCCGGCACGTGGGACGGGACATTCAAGCTGGGTGTGTCGTCCTGCCCGCCATGGGTGCTGCTCGACATTCTGACCAACGATATTTTCGGACTGGGTCAACGCATCGACCTGGGCATGATTGATCGATACGCGCTTTATCGCATCGCCCAGTATTGCGACGAGCTTGTGCCCGATGGCTTGGGCGGGATGGAGCCGCGATTCCGTATCGTGGGGCAGTTGCGCACTCGTGCCGATGCTCGCAAGGTGCTCCAGGATATTGCGTCCGCGTTCCACGGCATGTCCTACGAAATGGGCGGCATGGTCACGACCGTGGCCGACATGCCGCAGGACCCCGTGTATACCTACTCTGCGGCCAATGTGGTCGGGGAGTTTAATTACACTGGCACCCGGCGCTCGACCCGCTACACGGTTGCCCTGGTTTCCTATTCCAACCAGGATGATTTCGGACGTCAGAAGGTTGAGACTGTCGAAGATGCGGCAGGCATCGCCCGCTACGGCATCCGCGAAACCCAGGTATCGACATTCCTCAATGTTTCGCGCGGCCAGGCAGTGCGCATGGGGAAGTGGGTTTTGCTCACTTCCCGGATGCAGACGCGCGGCGTCAATTTCACGGTGGGGCTGGATTACGCTGTGGTCGCGCCTGGGCGAATCGTCGAGATTGCAGACAATGCCCTCGCTGGTGCCGCCATTGGCGGTCGGTTGTATGCCGCGGCGAGCCAGCGTGAAGTTATCCTGGATCGCGTCGCACGCGTGAAGGTCGGCGATGCGCTGACGATCAATTTGCCGGCCGGTGTGTGCGAAGAGCGCACGGTGTCCGACGTGCAGGTGGAGGGCGATCGCACACGCGTTAAGCTGGCCACGGCCTTTAGCGAGCTCCCCCAGGCTGAAGCGGGCTGGACCGTCAGTGCTAGCGATCTTAAACCGCGGCTGTTCCGAATCCTGAACGTTCGCCGTAAGGACAAGTTGCTCGCTGAAATCACGGCGGTCGAGGCCGTACCTGGCAAGCACGCTGCGGTGGACTATGGCACCAAGCTGGATCCGCTGCCCAGCACGGTAGTGCCGTCCCTGGTCATGCCGCCGCCGACTGATGTCAGGATCTCCGCCCATACCGCCGTCGACCAGCACCGAGCCGTGCATGTGCTGCGGATCGAGTGGAAGGGCACGACCGACGCCAAGTTCCATCAGGTCCAATGGCGCCGTAACAGCGGCAACTGGGTGGCTGTGCCCGACACGACCGAGTTTTCGGTGGAAGTCGAGGGCATCCGGGCTGGTCTGTATCAGGCACGCGTGCGCGCCGTGAGCCCGCTGGATGTTCGTTCTGCCTGGGTGCTTTCGGAGCCGGAGCAGCTGGAAGGCGATCTGGCGCCACCGCCTGCCGTTTCCATGCTGCTGACCCAGTCGCTGATCTACGGCATCCGCGTCAACTGGGGATATCCGGCCGACTCGACCAGTCCTATCCATCACACCGAGATCTGGATTGGCGGCAGTTCGACTCAGCCGACCCAGAAGCTGGCCGATGTTACGTGGCCGCAGGCGATGTACGAACTCGGCGGCCTGCCGGCGGGGGCGCAGCTCTGGTTTTGGGCGCGAGGGGTCGATAGCCTGGGCGAGCCTGGGCCTGTCTATCCGGCGGAGGGGCAGCCGGGGGTTCTGGGCACCGTCAGCAGCAATGCGGCCGAGTATCTGGAGGCGATAAAAGACCTCATCGTCACCACGGAGCAGGGTAAACAAATGATCGCCGATATCGAGCGCCTGCAGTTCGATATGGCGCTTGTCGGGTCGCTGCTGGGCGAGAATGATTCTGTACTGACCGAACTGTCGCAAAAGGCCATCAAGCTGGCGCAGGACATCGCGGTCGAGGCAAGCAAGCGGGCCGAGCAGAATATCAAGCTCGCGGAGGATCTGCTGGCCGAGCAGCAGGAGCGCGTCGCCGCGGTGAGCGCCGTCGCGGACGGGTTGGCCGACGAGGTGGCCGGCCGGCAGCAGGCCGTTACGCAGACCCGAAACGAGCTGCAGGCACAGATTGACGCGCTCAGTGCTGACGTGGCGGAAGTCCTGGGGGCGCGGCCCTACGATGCCGGCACGACGTATCAAACCGGTAACCTAGTGACCGATGAGGGCGGCCTCTATCGCGCCAAGCAGGAGACCACCGGCAATCCGCCGTCCGACACAACGTATTGGCAGAAGGTGGGCGATTACGCCAGCGTGGGCGAGGCTGTTGCCGACCTGTCGTCCCAAATGGTGGCGGTCAAAGCGGTCGCGGCTGACAACACTCAACGCATTCAGGCGGCGGAAACAACCCTTGCTGGGCAAGGATCGCGCCTGTCCACCGTCGAGACGACGCAGGTTGACCACGCGCAGCGCCTTGCTGAGGTGCAGACGGAGAGCGGCAATAACAAGAGCGCCATCACCCAACTGCAGCAGACCGATGCGACGCGGGCGCAACAGATTCAGCAGTTGCAGGCCAGCGATGGCCAGCAGAATGGCCGGATTGAGGTTGTAGAAACAGCTCAGGCAGACCTGGCGCAACGCACTGTCACGCTAGAGCAGAAGTCGGACGATCACGAAGCACGAATCACCACCAACGAAGAGGCGCGCGCCGACTTGGTCATGCGCTGGCTTGAACTGCGGGCGACGCAGGCCGATACCGACGGCCAACTGCTCGAAGTCAACAAGGTGCAGGCGGGTCAGGCGACTCGATTGGTGCAGCTTGCCGTGGAGAGCGCTGCGCAGAAATCGCGCATCCGCACAGTCGAGGATGTCGCCGCAGGCAACGCCAGCCGCCTGGTGCAGTTGGAAACGGACAGCGGCAATCAGTCGGCGGCCATCATTGAACTCCAACAGACGGACGCCGAGCATGCCAGCCAACTGAACCAACTGAAGGCCAGCGATGAGAGCCAGAACAGCAGCATCCAGCAACTGGATACTGTGACGGCGCAAACGTCGCAGCGCGTGACCGAAATGCAAACTCAGGTCGATGGCCAGGGTTCGCGTTTGGTCACGGTGGAGCAGACGCAGGCCACCTTGGTTTCGCGGACGGACCAGCTTGAAACCGTCGCTGGCCAGCACACGAACAAGCTGACTGAGCTTTCGGAGGCGACTGACCAGCATGCCCTGCGACTGCAGGAACTGAAGGCGACGACGGCCGATGCCGATGGCCAGATCACCGATCTCGTGAAGGCGACCGCGACGCATACGCTGCGGCTCCAGCAGATGGAGGTCCGGCAGGGCGAGATGCAAGCCCGAGTCGTCACGGAGGAACAGGCCCGCATCGACGGTGACCAGGCGCTGGCGCAGCGCGCCAGTCAACTGGAGTCGAAGACCGAACAGAACGCTTCGGCGATCTCGGCGGAGTCTCAGACACGAGCAGATGCCGTTTCGTCCTTGGCCAGGGATATCGCAACGGTGCAGGCCCAGGCGGAGGACAATGCCGCTGCCGTCCAACTGGAGGCGCAGACTCGGGCAGACGTTGATTCAGCGCTCGCGCAGCAGATGACCACTCTGGCAGGGAAGGTTGACGATAACGCCGCCGCCATTCAGCTGGAGGCGACCGCCCGCGCTGATGGCGACCAGGCGAACGCGCAGGCTATCCAAACGCTGCAGGCTGAGGCCGGTGAAACTGCTGCGACCGTGCAGCAGAACAGCCAAGCCATCGCCACCATCGACGGCAAGATATCGGCAAACTGGAATGTGAATGTACAGGCCAACCAGAACGGTCAGAAGTACCTGGCCGGCATCTCGGTTGGGCTTGAGGCCAATGGCGAGGGGGAGGTTGTTGATCCCACCATCGCCATGCTGGCCAACCGATTTGTGCTGCTGACCGACCTGAACGGTCAGCTCGTGTCGCCGTTCTCGGTAGTTAATGGCCAAGTTTTTCTCGAGGAGTTGATCGCCAGTCGGATCGTCGTCAAGGACGGACAGATCGAGTCCCTGCACGGCTCCAAGATACAGTCCAACACCGTCGACGCTGACCGCATTACGTCCGCTTCGTTCCTGTCGAAGCTGGCCAACATCGACACGGCCTATGTCAAAACCGCCAATATCGGGGTCGCGCAGATCGACACGCTTCGACTTGCTGCGGGGTCCGTTGTGGCTGGCACCTCGACTGGGTTCTCCCAGTGGGTGGGAGCGTCTGGCGACCCTATGGTCGGTATTGGGAATGTGGGCGTTTATTTGCCCTATGGCGGGACGTTGATCTGCTTCTTGCAGGCGGCCGTGTCGGGCTCTGTCGGTGGACCGACTCCGTCGCGCATCGTTGCCAGTATCAACGGCAACCCCATTATTCTGGACGTGACTAGCTCGACATCAGGAACGATGGTGGAAAGTTTCACCTATATCTATGGCCCGGTGGGCGCGGGCACCTACACGATGTGGGTCGATGGCCAGCGGCCCAATGACGGCGGGCGCACGTATGCCGGGCGGATGGCTGTGTTGGGCTTCCAAAGGTAGAGCATGGATAACGCCAATTTCGTAGGAATCAATCACTTCAACTATCGGGATCCGGCATTCGAGCAGCTGATGGAAGTCGAGGGCTTTGCTGCCTTCTACACGCCTGAGCGCGGCGAGATCAATTGGTGTCTGCATACCACGCTGCGAAATGTGATCATCAATCACGAGCATGGGCGCCTGAAGCCGTTTATCGGTGTGCCGCGCGAACCATCGCTAACTGACGAGATGATCCTGGACGGCGAGCTGGCGCCGCGCCCCGACATGCCCACGTGGCTAGACGGGAATGTGTTGCGCGACGTGCTACTGGGAGCGTTCCTGTCGATCAATGGCGAGTCCTTCCCTGTGGAGGACACCGAGATCGAGCTGGAGGGGCCGCCGGGCGAAGCGCTGGATATTCACCTTTATCTGTGGCCGTACAAGGAAAAGAGGTTCGTGTATGCAACGCCTTCGGTATAAGTGCTCGCCCCAGGAGTTACGACGCAGGGACTACCCGGATATCCGCGATCAGTTGGACGCGATGGTGAAGCTCGCGGTCGCTCTGCGAGAGCAAGGCATCCTCCTCCCGGATGACGTGGTGCGCTGGGTCGAGCATTGCCAGGCCGTAAAGCGGAAGTACCCCAAGCCAGAAGCCCCCACCACCGAAAAGCCCGCCTAGTGCGGGCAAGTTTTTTGCATAGGAGAAATGATGGCTGAACCAAGTACGACCGGCGCTGTCGCGGCCGCAGCCGCCGGCGTCACCATTGCCGGGATGCTGCCCGGCATCGATGGCGGGGCGCTGATCGGGGCATTTTCCGGCGCGGCGCTCTTCGTCATATCGCGCAAAGAGGGCAATGTCCTGACCCGGATCGTCTATGGCTTGATTTCCTGGGTCATCGGCTACCTGGGGGCGCCCGATGTGGTGGCCTTGTCGCCGATCAGAGAGCCGGCGATCGCGGCATTCTGTGTCGCGGCCGTTGCCGTGACCGTAGCCTTGACCGCGATCGAGCGGATCAAGACCTTCGACATTACGTCGCTCTGGAAGCGTGGAGGGTGATATGACTACCGCAACACCGATCGACCTGGGCCACCATGCGGTGGCCCTTCTTTTTGTCGTGGCCAACATACTGACGGTGGCCCGTCTGGTGTGCTATCGGCGGTGTGGGGCGCGCTATCGGCCAGGGATGGCGTGGGTTGCTTATGCGCTGGTGGTATGCACGGGCGGCCAGGTGCTCGACGTGTTGACCCGCCAGGCCGTCGTGTCCCTGTGGCAGGCGGGGGTCGCGGTAGTCCTGGCGTATCTTGTCTGGCGTGCTCGCGGAAACGTCGCGGCCATTGTGAGGGTGAGGCCATGAAGCTCTCCGACCACTTCTCGCTGATCGAGTTCACGCGGAGCGACACGGCCGTGCGTAGAGGAATCGACAACACCCCTTGCGATGAGCACTTGGCCAACCTGGCCAAGCTGGCGCGGAAGCTGGAAGAGGTGCGGGCGCTGGTCGGCCACCCCGTCGTCATCACATCCGGCTACCGGTCGCCGGCGCTCAATGCCGCGGTGGACGGTAGCGCCACCTCTAGCCATTGCCACGGGCTGGCGGCCGATTTCCACGTTCCGGGCTTCGGGCCCGATCAGGCTGTGGCGCAAGCGATCGCTGACAGCGCGCTCGATTTCGATCAGCTCATCTTCGAACAGACGGCACGCTCGACCTGGGTCCACCTTGGGATCGACGCTCGTATGCGGCGCGAAGTGCTGTCGTGGAAGTCTGGCCGGGGCTATCGCCGCGGCGTAGTGAGGCTCAAATGATCTCGGATTTCTTCAAGAAGACCTTGACTGGCCTGGTGGGGTGGAAGGGTTGGGTTCTGTCCGCTGCGGCGGCGAGTTTCCTGACCTACCAATACATGGATGCGCAGGCCGACGCCAAGGACGCAGGTTTCAAACTGGCCGAGAGCCAGGCGGCGCTCGCCCAGGCTGAGAAGTACGCCGAGGTGAATGAGGCGTTGCACGCCCTCGCGGGCGAGCTGCGCCAGACCTCGGAGCAGTGGCGCGAGCAGGTCAAAGTCGTAACCGTACGGGTGAAAGATGAAGTCACGAAAATTGAGTATCGCTGTCCTGTGCCTGCTTCTGGTGTCCGGCTGTACCGTGAGGCCGCATTTGGCGACCGGTCAGAAGCTGCCCCCGCTGCCGGGCGAGCTCAAGGCTCCGTGCGCGGCGCCGGCGCAAATCCCTGATGAAGCGGATCTGGGCCACATGACGATGGCGGCGGCCGCTAATGCGCTGGAGCTGCGCGCCTGCGAGGACCGCCGCGCCGGCGCAGTCCAGGCTTACGAGAAGGCGGCGGCGAAATGGGAGGCGCAATAAAGTAGTGTGATCGTGGCAAACGCTACTTTGCTGCCAGTCTGCCATGCGTTAAAGTGCAGGCGTTCAGCCTGGAGGCGAATTCCAATGATTCGAACTGCCTTAGTGGTTTGCGCGCTTATTTTGGCGGCCGGATGCACCACAACGCCGGTTGATATGAACCGGACTACCCGTGTTGAGGCGTCTGACATTCTAGATGCAGATTTGCTGCGTTCCGGCGCGGATAAAGGAACGGTTCGTATTGGCCGAGACGCCGGGCCCTGGGCCGGCGCTGGGTACGTCCTAATCTATATCGATGGTCGCCATGTTGCCAACCTTGAGTCGAATCGAGTCTTGCTGCTGGAGGTTCCATCAGGAAGTCATACGCTCGGGGCGCAGCCGATTGGCCCCACGTTTCCGATTAAGCGGCTTGATGTGGTAGTGGAAGCAGGGAAGACAGCGGACTACCGAATTGGATTCGGCCCATCGAAGAACATCATCTTCGAGCCAGCGATGTGAAGGGCTGCTAGCCTTTGAGCGGCACTTCGCTTGGAATAGCAGCGCGCCGGCATGCCTCTGCAAAGATGGCGAGAACAGCAGCCTCGCTAGGACGTTCCAAGATGTCGACGCAGGCCGCCAGTGCGCCGGACAGCATTCCGGCGCTCGCCTCCAGGGCCTGGCGCTCATGTTGCAACAGCCCATATCCCGACGCACGGCGCCGCCACTGATCAAGCTCGGTTCCTTCCATGGCGGAAGTGTCTCCGATCGGCGCGACGGTGGATATTCGTAGTTACCGAGGGTCGCCGTGACCATCCGGCGCTTCCACCGGCTCGGCCCGATACGGATGCCAGAACCAGTGGCTGTGTTTGTGGTGCCGCACGCGCATCCGGCGGAAGTAGATCCTGACCCAGCCGACATGGCCGGCCTCGATCACGACTTCATGCGGACGGTCTTCGGCCGTCTCGACGGGCGGCAGGGTGGCGGAAGCCGCGGCGCAATAGCCGCCGGGCACGCGGCGGAGAATTCCATTGTCTTGAGTCATGGCTAGATCCAGGTGATGTACCAGCCCTGGTAAAAGCGGGCGCGCTCGATTTCTTCGAAGCCTCGGACCAGCAGCGCCCGTTCGCTCGTAAAACCGAGCAGCTCAACATCCATCAGGTCTGGGATCGGCGGCGGCAGCCGGGCGCCCTGCTGCGTGCGCACGACCTGAAAACATTGGACGTAGCGGCGCATGTCCTCCCTGTAGATGGAGAACATGTTGATGGGGCCAGGCACAGTCACCCAATCCTCCTCGCGGAGCGGGCGGCCGTAGCGATGGGTGCGGCGGACGATGCAGTCGGGCATAGCAGAAATACTGGTTGTTTATCCAGTATATCCGCTCTAGAATCAGTGCCAAATGGGCGGTGAAGTTACATTTTCCCGGGGTGGCAATGATGGACGACGCGGAGACCGACTGGCGGCAGGCTGACGACTACTACTGGGCCGGCGCGCCAGGCTGGACGATCTGCAGGGTATGGGTGGACGGCGACTATCGATACGAGCTCTGGCATACCCGCGACGGCGTTGGCCGCATGGTGGGCGCGCGCGCGTCGTTCCAGGGTGCGGTGGCGCTGTTCGAGCAGCAGGCGAAGGGGTAG